TAAATCCAAATGCTGGACTTGAAATAATTCAGAGAGATCCAGTACTCGGAAAAACAGGCTGTGGAGTACTCGCTCAGTATATAAGAGTCGAACAACTGTCAGGTTCACAACCTATACAGCTATCACAGCTTATCGCAATAGATTCACATGGATTTAATGTAGCACTCTACAAGCCAACATTTTCCACAAGTAATAATACAAACTCTTATACTATTGTTGATGGATCATATTATGAACGCGGAGTAGAAGATGCTTTTATATCAGCTTCAAAACCCGCTGAATATATTGAAGTTAACCTAACAAGAGAACTTGAAATTGTGAATATTTACGCTATAAATCTTAGAACAGATCCAAATAATAACTTTGGAAACATGCGTATTGTTTTATATAATAAACATTGGGATATTGTAATGGGTCAAAATACACAAGTTGATTTAAATGCAGGGCTTTCTACAAATGATGGCAATCCTGCGCTAACCTCTTTTAGCAATTATCCGCAGATAACAAAGATTGGTGTAAGTTTGCAGTCAAATCTCATGGATATAAAGTCAAATCTTGGACTCGCCTCGGTGTTTGCAAATGCAGGACAAAGTATACCAACCCCTCCAGTCGAAATAAATCTTGTATCAAATACACTGTGTGCTTCAGATTTATCATCCGCGCCAAGATTTATACGGGGCCCAAATAATGGAGTTCCTACGCGAAAAATTCGTATATATAATGCGAGACAGTATATACAAATTTCACAGATAATGGCGTATACTGCAGATGGAAGAAATGTTGCTCTAAGAAAACCGTGTACTGCTAGTTCAGTTCTACCAGGCCTCTATGTTTCTAGAATAACAGACGGTCAGGAGGGGGTCTTTCATACACCAAGACCAGAATCACAGTCTTATGTATCAGGCTTGAAACGCTACAATTATGTGACAATTGATCTTCAGAGTGATTATGAGATTATTGGAGTAAAATATGTGCCAACAAATGCGAATTTTTATAGAAATGTTGGTCTCAGTATACAACTTTTAAATGAAGATGATGTATTCTTAGCACAGTATGTTATTACACAGAATCAGGCAAATGGAGTTCTTATAGATTTCAGATTTCCTATTGGTCTTCCTATACCTATCGCACAGGCTATCATGCCATCTATAAATACACTTTCAATAACTGGAACTACACCAAATGGAATTACAGAAGACTTACTAGGTAATCTCTATTATACCGAGATGAACTCAGGAAGTATCTATAATAAAACTACTGGTGCTACAGTTATTAATACTCTTAGATATCCTGCTGGATTAACATGCGATGGTACAAATCTGTATGTAGCTGACTATGGCAATGGGGTCGTTAAAAAGATTGTAGTAGCTACGAGCACAGTATACACTGTGCCTCTCACAGGTATCACAGTCCCATATGCAGTTTACTATAATTCTGGAATGCTCTATTGTAGTGAATATAAGATGGGTGGGCGTATATTTGTCTATAATACAGCGCAAAATACATTTATAATTCTTACACAGACCTTTAACTTTCCTTCAAGTATTCTTATGAATAGAGACTCTCTATTATATATTGCCTCAGCGTATGATAAGATTATTTATACAATTCCTTCAGCAAGTTTAGGAACAGGTGTAATTGCACAAATAGGTTTAAATCTCCCTATCTCAATATCATTCAGCTCTCCAAGCTCTCTAGCATATGATAACGAGAGTAATATACTATTTATAGCAGACTATACACAAGCTAGAGTATATTCAATAGATAAAATAGGATCAGTAAATATTATTGCGGGAACGGGTACAGCCGGCTATTCAGGAGATGGATCTCAGGGTATTTTTGCAGCAATAAATAAACCAAATTCACTTTTTTATTCTAGAATAAGAGGCTGGCTTCTTATTTCAGATTATGGAAATGGTGTAATAAGATATGTAAATACTGTTTCTGCTCCGCCATTACCAGTAGAATCAACAACAACCTATCAAGCACCATCCTACTATGCAACAACAACCCTTCAACTAACTGATATTCAAATACAAGAAATCTTAACAAGTATTAATAATACTACTATAAATACATATAGTGTTCTTAGTTCAAAATCAGCAATTCAAAATACATATACTCATTCCTCGTACATTGATTCGTTTGTCCTCTACAATAAAGTAATATATTTTACATCAAACTATATTCTATATTCATATAATAATGGTGCTATAATAATATTAGGAGGAACAGGTCAGAGTGGATATTCTGGTGACGGTACTAGAAACTTTCAAATCGGTACTATAAAATGTATGGCAGTAAATAACAATATGATATATCTATGTGATTATGATTATTCAGTTGTTCGCACTTTTAATATATTAACAGGTATTATTACATCATTTTTAGGAACACATACACGGCATGCATGGGTTGATGGCTTAAAACCTTTAGAAACTAGTTTAAAAAATCCAACTTGGATAGGGTTCGATAATAACAATATATTTTATGTATCGGATACTGGCAACTACTGTATTCGTCGTATTAATTCTACAAATAGAGTTCAAACTATTGTAGGTAAAGGTTCAGAATTTAGTAGTATAGTACATTTAGCAAATGTTCAATCTAATAGTATAATGCTTAATCGTCCTACAGGATTTGCCTTCGATCAAAATAATAATTTAATATTCTGTGATTCTGGATCAAATATGATATATATTGTAAATAAGGAATCGCGTATGCAGCCATTATGTGGTAATGGAACAACCCCTCTAAATACAATAGATGGCTCTGCTGCGGCATCATCTGTATCTCTAAATAATCCATATGGATTAGCCATTGATATTGCTGGAACAATCTATGTCTCGTCATACAATACAAACCAAATATTTAAGATAGTACAGGATCCTATATATCTTAGTTATTCTGTGTCAAATATTGTAGGAAATGGTAATACTGCAGGACGATGGAATTCAGCAGATATGTTTTCGAGATATGCCTCTCTATATAACCCTACAATCATACAGGTACTTCCAGATAAATCATTTTATTTTCTAGACTATTCAAATAAAATGATACGTTATGTTTTACCAGACTTATATAACACAATAAATGTACCACCGCAAGGAATATTACCGTATTCACCAATAATAACTATAGCAAATATAATTGATAGTGGAAATCTTTATAACACTTCTGTATTTACAAATGGCGAAGAAGGTATTGCACTTCTAAATAATTTTGCATCAAAAAGTATGTGCTCTGATTCGGCAGGCAACTTATATGTATGTAATACTACCCGCAATAATATACTACGTATAAATACAACAGGAAATATTATACTGTTTGCTTCTGGATTCTCAAATCCAAGAGGTATTTGTATATATAACAATTCTATATTATATATATCAGATAAAGGAACTAACACTATAAAATCAATAAACATTAATCAATTAGGAACTGTAAATACACTAACAACTGCCACTGATCCGCAAACAAATGCAGTACATAATATGGGGTATTTATTAACTATACAGCCATTGCCAATATCAATACATATATATAATATTAATACAACTACTTCAACAACTGTTCCTCTAGATCAAACGCCATATGCAATTGCAATTGACAATAATAACAATGTCTATATTTCAACTGGAAATTCTATAATAGTATATACTCTAATTATAGGAGATTTACCAACTCTCTCATCTACATACAGAACCTTTGTTTCAAATCTGGGTATGTGCTATAGTATAACATATAATAACAGTAATATATATTATTCATCAAGTACTCAGATGGTTATTTATTCAAAACGCGCAACGGATATTGATGGTAATACTGGAACAATAATAGCGGGTTCATTAAATATAAAAGGTAATATTGCATCAGGTTCATATGCATCTACAGTGAGCTTCAATAATCCATTTAATATTGTATTTGATAGCAATAATACGCTTTATATTCTTGATTTAATAAATACAACAAAATCAACAATACATAAAATACCCTCCTATAATATTTTAATGAATGCCTTAGCATATAATATTACTGGTTCAGATATATCACAGCAAATAACTACAGGACAGCCTGCTAATATTTTGGCACCCTTTGCGTTCTATGGAGATATTCACAGCACAGCCTTTGGTCCTGATGGCTCAATTTACATATCAGATAAGAGTAATCATTGTATATGGAAATTAGACACCACAGGTCGTATAAATATATATGTTGGCACAGGAGTTGCTGGCTCATCTGGAGTAGGTGGCTCAGCAACTCTAGCAAAACTGAATAATCCTTTAGGAATTGTAGTTGGTAATGATGGAACCCTATATATTTGTGATTCAGGAAACAATCGTGTGGTAAAGATTGTAAATATAAACGGTACAAATACATTAAGTGTATTTACATCATCAATTATATCTCCAGTCTCTATCGTGTTTGATAGTAATAATAATGCCTATATATCTGCTTCAACACAAATCTATAAGGTAAATATACTAGGAATGACTAGTATCTATGTTGGTGGAGGATCAAGTACTCCTGCAAATGGATTAAGCCCCTTAGCAGTTCAACTATCACAACCAGGACAACTGGCAATAAATAGTTCAAATGAACTATATTTCATAAACTTAAATCAAGTTCTCAAGGTGGCATCAACCGGTTTAATTGCTGTAGTGGCCGGTTCAGGATCTGCAGGATTTAGCACAGATGGAACTCTAGCTACATTAGCAACAGTTTCATCACCAGGTGGACTAGCTATAGATGCAAATAATACTGTGTATATATCCGATAGTGGTAATAATATTATTCGTGTAATCAGTAATGGAAATCTCTTAACTGTTGCAGGCGGTAATACATCTATTTCAAATACAGCTATTTTTAGTAATTCGGCAAGCTTTAGTAACTTTGCAGCCTTTAATGCATTTTATGATAGATATAGACCAATTGGAAATTTTAGTTATAGATGTAATAATGAGCCTGATAATCCAGTTATAGTACCAAGTTTACATTCAACGGCATCATTTGATTTATCATTTTTTGATGGAAATACTAATACTATTAGAAATAACACAGGATATACAGCTACATTTATAGTTAGCTATTTATCACCTACAATAACAGGAACAAGATTTATATGGGACCAGGGATATAGAACTATACAAGGTTATACTTTTTATAGTAATTTTAATTTTAGATACGGACCAGGTCCTCCTATTTTATATAATGAAATAGTCGCCGATATCGACAAGATAAATAATCATATTCTCTTTAATATATATAATTCATCAGGTATTTTATATTCAACTATTGCTATAAGTGAGGGTACAATAGTAACACTATTAAATAATCAATATGCAACTATAGAGTATCAGTTTCCAATAAAGATAAGACCGCACGCAACTTTCCCTCTTAGCCGCCAAGCAAATCCATTAGGTAAAACTCTGCCAATAAATGGTTTTCCTGATATAATTCGATATATAACAGGAGACTATAAAGACGAAGGATGGCCTGAGAGTCATGTGTTAATTCCTGATATAAACTTTTCTCTGATCTTAGTGAATTCAGATTTATTAGAACAATTAACAGCTATTTTTAGTAATTCTGTAACAACTAATACGCCAACTATAGCGCCAACTAATTATCAACTACCTATGGTTACACCAACAAATCCATCATACTCAATACGAATACCAGAAATAACAACAGTTATTCCACCAAATAAATTATTTAATAATGTACAGAATATTTATGGATTAGGCCAGATACCAAAAAATATTAGTCTAAATAGCCCAAGACAGTTATCAATCGACTCTAATAGTAGACTCTTAGTTACACAAGCAGTACCAAATCTAACATTAATACCATATGTTTCAAATGTATATGTAAATAATGATGCATTTGGTGTTTCAAATGTAAGATATATTAAAATACGCGGCAATGGTTTAATAAATATTAAAATTGAAATTAGTCAAATAGTTATATGTAATAATACAGGAAATAATATTGCTAAAAATGCAATCTTTACTTCATATTCGAATAGTAGTACATTATCTAATATGATTGATAACTGCTTTTCGTGTAAATTAAATACATATTTATCAAATACTAGTGCAAATGAGTATGTATTAATTGATTTACAGGCAAATACAACAGTTACATTTGTTTTATGGTATATGGGGCTATATAATAAAGCAGCTAATAATAATATTTTACTTGATCTATTAGATTCTAATAAAAGTATAATAGTTACACGAACAGTACAAAATGTAATTGATCTGCCATCTTCTCAATATATTTCATTTAACTTTATGTTAAATGCCTTAGTAAAACCATTATTATTAAATGACATATTTAAACTAAATAAGATATCAAATTATAAGAAAAAAATAAGATATATACGTATTAATACAGGAGGTGCAAATATTCTTGGAATTTCACAGATTGTAGTTAAATCACATGATGATGGTTCAAATCTGGCGCCACAAGCAACTATATCATATTATAATGGACCATCAGATATACCAAATAATGTAATAAATATGTTATTACAAAATACCATAAATGATATGTATACGAATCGTCCATCTATGCTATGTTATGTTGCGTATGATAGTACATCATATATTCAATTAGATCTTGGACTAGAATACAATATTTCTGATGTTATTATTTATACTCCAGAAATAATAGCAGGTCAACAAAATCCATACAATTATACTGTAAGTGGTTATGGTGCAGATGGAATAAGAGTTACAAACTCAAATCAATTTACAATTGTAGAAAATGGTGTTTCAGGCTTGAGATATCCATACACTTATACATATACATTTAATTCACAAAGAATTCCAATATTATATTCATCTGCTTTTTTTAGTGATCCATATTTTACGAATATTAATACAGCAAAATATGTTCGCATCCAAAATCCAGGATCTACAATAACAATATCACAGATTGCGGTGTATGATATTTATGGTGTAAATTTAGCAGTTGGCAAGCCTATTCGCACAAATACAGAAGTAACAAATGCATATATTTTAGTTAATAATAATATATCAACAACACCTACTAATTATATTACCAGTAGTTACTCTACAGATTGGTTTGAAATAGATCTTTGTAATATGTATACAATTGCATCAATTGTGATATATGCATCAACAACCCAAAGCATTCTGACGATCTTGTATGACAATACATATACAGAAGTGGCTTCACCAAGTATTATAGGTGAGCCAGATAGACCAGCCGATGTAGTGCCAGTAGATATACAAATGTACACGGAGATTGGAAGTTCTGGTACTATTGATAGTTCTAATACACAGATACTGTCACAGTCATCAACTCTTTTTACAAACTGGTCTAGAGTATTTAGAAATACATTAAATACTAAACTAAAATTTATTATTAATATAGTAAATAATGCTCCTTGGTCCGTGAACAAGCCCTTTTGGGCTCCAAATTACACGGTAATGGGGCTAAAATTATATTATAACCTTACCACCACGGAGGGCAGTAGTCACACTCTAAACAATAGTATGTTAGTTCCAAATGATATAACTTTCATATTAAATTCAAATGAATCATTTGATATAACATATTATTGGGGAGGGGTCTGGGGCTCGTATCGACCAACAGGAGGGCCTATGACAATTACAATGATAGTATATGATGTTAGTGCAATAGATGCATATAATGCAGCACTAAGTACATATAATGCAGCAGTGATTTTATATGTATCATTTAGAAAAGTTAATATAACTATATAGAACAAAATACACAACTAAATATTCTATCAACTATACCGCCATGTACTTAACTTCAGTACTAGCCGTTACCTATTATAACAACCTAATCATCAATCAAACATCCAGCCGGCACCTGCTCGACCTTCTGTTTCTTTGCAACATCTGGCGCTCCAGCTCCATGTTGCCAGGTCTCCATCGTATAAGTGCACTGCTTATAATAGCTCTGACGCTTCTTCCACTGTGACCGATACATATGATGACTATCAACAATATCCACAATAACTGGAATAACTGTCCGTTCAGATACGCGCGTCCGCAGAATACGTCCTGTACTCTGCTCGACATTCTTTCGCGGACTCGCCAGAATAACCGTATTCAGTGACTTGATATTCATGGCCTCTGAGGCCATTGCATAGGATGCTAGAAGAACACGCGCCGTCCGCGCCCCTTCCTCGCGCACAGCCTCCTTCATGCCACCAACATAGTAGGCAAGCTCGAAGGCCCCCTCGAGCAACTTTTCTATTTCTTCCAGATGGCCGATTCTCTCTGAAAGAACGAGAACCTTGCGATCAGGCTCGGCGCACAAGAGCCGAATCCAGCGAACAATCTCTACTGTCCGCTCGTGACAGCCGAGAATATTTCCCAAGAGACGCGCCATGACCGTCTCCCCTCTCCAGTCGGTTGGGATTGTATTATAGGTCACATCATCCGATTTAATCATGATAGATTTGACAATAACAGTCGGATCCGGTTCGCGCACCTTCTCCCAGTAGACTGGTTCGCCCAGAAACCAGAAGAACACCTTCGTAAGACCATCCTCGCGTTTTGGCGTGGCTGAGAGGCCGAGCATATGCTTCACCTGGACCTTCTGAAGAGTCTTAGAGAAGTGCTGGGCTCCCAGATGGTGGCATTCATCGAAGATGGCAAAGCCATAATTCTTGAAGGTCGTATCATCAAAGTCACGGCTGCAGAGAGTCTGAATCATACAAATCGTACAATCATATCTGTCAGGATCGACCTCCGCCTTCGGTCCCTGTAGAATCCCAACACGCAGTTCAGGGAGCAATACCTCCAGCTCGCCCCGCCACTGATTCATTAGAAACTCCTTGTCTACGATTACGAGAAAGCGCCGGCCAACTGTCGCGGCAATCTTGATCGCCATAAAGGTCTTACCCTTTCCGCATGGTACACAAATCAGACCATTTGCCCCGGCATTCATGAAGGAATCGATGATGTCTGTTTGATATTGGTAGGGGGTTCCCTTGAAGGACATGGCGGCGGCAGGGAGGGGAAGGCCCTCTGATACCACATCCGTCTCGACTGCTCCGAAAGTTTTTATACCGTAAGCACGAGGAAGATACCAGCGGGTAGGAGATTCCCGATAGACCTTGTATGTGAGCTGAGCCTTTTGGGCTGGCGTGATGAACTTCGCGTTAGTCTTCGGGCACACTGTAAGATCCTCGATCATTTTCTTTGTCTCTGCCGCGCCGACCCGTTCTTTCGGAATAGAATATCCCTTGTGTGTGAGTGCAATTTCCATTTCTTAACTGGTCTTTTCGTAAGTAGTTTTATCAATTTTTTAAACCCGAGGTCTGATTAGATATGAAGTTCAAGATTTCACCTATACTTATTGGATCCTTAGCCGTATTTCTAGTAACCCCCTGGGTTCCAAATGGCGTCCTTAAGGTTCTTGTTGGAAATCCTATTGGTGTTTTTGCACTTCTCGCCTTAACGCTTGTTGTTCTCAGACACGACCTTATTGATGGCCTCGCCTTCTTCTTAGCGGCTGGTGTACTTTTCCTAGAGAACCGTAAGCGCATCCTCTCGCGTATAGAGAAGGTCGCTTCAGGTGATGACGGGAGTGGAAAGCGCAAGTCGACACATGCGAGTGTAGAGAGTCTGAGTACACCGGCCGATGATCTTATTGATGGCGAGGTGCACCCAGAACATGATAGACCCTCAGAGGATGAATCGTCATTTCATCCGAAGGATGACGCTGGTTCAAATAAGTTTAATCCAGTCGATGAGACGATAAATGAGAAGGTGCCGCCTGAGACCCTGTCTGGTTCGGCGGGCGATATGGCTGATAAGTTTGTAAAGGATGGCACGGCTTAACGGTTGCCTGATGCGGAGCCCGATGCAGAACCTGTTGTTACAGGCCCTGGTTGCCATCCTGAACTATTTGCCGAGATAGTTATACCAACAAACAACCCTATAAAAGTGCAAAAGAATGCAATCACAACATAAACTGGTACTTTCAATATATTTGCAAATACCAGCTTTAGTCTAGAGGCCCCACTCCCCATTTCGCTCTCTCCTACGGTTAATGACAGTATCGCATACAAGATAATAAATACAAAGACAACACTAAATACTATTATTAAAAATGTTTTTGTGTAATTTTGTAATATAGTATATGGTATTGCTGCAGTGTATGAGGAATTATAATTATCTTTTTCAAGCTGCCGTTTAGCAAGTGCACTTGTCATAGGTGTACCAGTGCTGCTATCAATATAAAGGGCCCCACCACTGATATCAGTTTCTGGATTCATTGTAACGCATTTATAGGAGTCCGTTACAACTTTTTGAATCGATGGGGCGGTTTGCACTGAACTGGCATATCCATTTGATACGAGAATCTTACTTGAAAAGCTTGCAATATCTGATATAACTGTGGGAGGTGCTAGGAATAGATTATAAAAGGGGTTTATATAAGCGGGAAATTGAGTATTGCGTTGAGTACTATATATAGATTTAATGGATTCCATTATACCATCCCAAACTAGAAGGCCTTGAACGTTCACAACAACTAGAGCATTTAGTGTGCCGAGAGTTGGTATTGTTCCACAAGTTGTATAATATGCAAACTGATCTTTAACATTGTTGGGAAATAGAGAATCTGGGCCGATTGCATTGTTTGTTGTCTGATTTGCAAAGGCTGTTAGAAAGGCTGAACTAACAATTGGTCTGGCAATCCGAATTACAGGATTTACTAATATAATAAAAGTTGGAAGAGCATTTACTGTATTTATGAATGTTAGTATGATGTCCTCTTGATTATTATTATTGATTGCCTCTGAACTTGTTAGGGCGAGCCATTTTATATGGGTTGGCCTAGTAATTTGAACCGACATAAGTGTATAGGTCGATGAACTATATGCTAGTTTTGTAGAATCAAATGAACTGTGATATAGCTCTCCTGATTGGACTGAGGCAGACTGTGAAAACTCTGGAATGTCAGTACCAGCTCCCCAATCTATTGATAGATTTAGCGGCTCGACAAGTGAATTATATGTTTGATGCGATGGGCTAAAACCATTTATATCTATTGGAAATGATTTGAGTCCATTACATTGTGCCTCAGCCATAGCCCTCTACCGTAAAGTATTTAATTTAAGTACTTGGCAAGCGTTATAATACTACCGTTGGTACATAGGTAGGTCCAGAAAATCTATAAATAGTAGCAGTGGCCGATTCACCTGTTGCGCCGATTTTCATCTTATCACCATCATAAATTTCATCACATCCAATATCATCTTGGCAATTGTGGCGTTTGTGCTCTAGCGGCAATTGTACTGGATTATATGAGTCTGTACGTGTGTAGTATTGAAACCGATCAGACCGGGAAGAAGTGCGTCTTCCATAAAGAGGGAGGATCTGCCCCCCCTCTGTTTTTAGAACACCCATCGATTGATAGGTCTCAGGAATGCCCTGAGTTGCAATCGTTGGGATTGTTGACATAATTGCAGTAGGGGAGTTCGCAATTACAGAAAGATCTGGGCGAGTTAGCCAGTCGCGCTCAGGTTTAGGGGCACGACTGAAGCGATCGTCTCCAGAAACCTGTATGAATTGCTGGGAGGAGGGGGAAGGTCCCGCCACTTCAATGACTTCGCGAGAGGCCTTCTGTGTTGAAATCATAAAAAGCGATACTGCAATAATAATCCCTATTATACCAAACAGGGCCAATCCAGGAGTTAAACAGAGTACTCCTGGGGGACACTTATTTGATATCCGAACCATACTTTCTACCGTTATGTACTTAAATTAACTGCATAACGCTAAATAATAAGAGCTTCTCATTGTTATTAAACCGACCCAGCACCAATCTTTATACCAGGTACATCACCAGCGGGCTGATCCATCTTGAGATCAGCACCGCGTGACGATAGTGCCGTATTTATAGAACTATCGTCTGCGCCGTTCTGTAGAAAGGGATTTCCACGAGGGGCGAGATCATTAAAGGTGTTATTGATGATCTCCTCCTCACGCGGCGTGCGAATCGGCGGCATTCCATTTAGGCTCGCTGGGCTAGTGACCGAGGGCCCACCTGTCTCGGCCTTATTTAGATTCGCAATCTGAAGGCTATCTAGGATCTTCGTCGACTCGAGAACTCCCGTGACCTCATCCATCTTTGGCTGAAGAGGACCAGCCTTCTTATCATCGGCAATCCGCTGGTGGATGCTTACAGGATCGCGTGGCTGAAATCCCTCCTTGTTCTTGTTCTGGAAGCCGTCACGAAGGCTGCCAAATCCAGGAAGATTTGTAAGTGGCTGTGGCTTTAGAAGAACCGTAAGAAAGCGCGCTACAATCATTATAACGAGGTAGGCGAGAACAGTTCTTGTAGATTTATAGACGGCGAAGAGGGCGCCTGATACAACAGCCGTCAGCGCCATTAGACCAAGGGGGAATGTTAATACAATATAGAATACTGCTAAGCTAGATAAAAGAAGATCTGTCTTAACCTTCATCTTTTTCTATCATAAAGTATGATTATAAACTAAAAAGTGGCACAATAATACGCTGGAGGACCCAAAACATAACACCTGCTGCGAGAGACTTGATAACAAGACCGGCCACCTTTAGCTGACCCGTTGGTAGTACAAGATATGGGAGATAGTGTGCAAATAGGAAATTTACAACCGGGAGAGAAAATACGAATACAAGTAATGCTACGAGCATTGGAATCTTAAACTCTTCACCGATACGCTGTAGCATTGAGCGCTTTGAGGGGCGGGTGTGAGGGCGCTCATAGGCCGGGGTAGGCTCTGGATCATTATTAAGCGGTGATCCTCCATGCATCGCTGCAGCAAAGTCAGCAGCTGTCGGTTGGGCGCCACCGATCATATGGGCTGTCGCGGGTCCATTATCCATATGATGAGATGAAAGTGCCGTGTTCGACATTTGGACCGGCATCATACCGGGATTTGATGGCATCATTGCCGGAGACGGAGGGGGCTGAGGAGTTACAAACATGTTTGCACCACCCTGCGGGCCGCCGCCGCTCCCACCGTTCATCTCCTTTATGATTTGATCAACAAGATCGCCATCCTTGCCTGGCCCAGGCGAGGATTCTAAATCTGAAAGGAGGGTACTCATATTCTGAAATGGAGCATCGAAAGATTAATAGTTGGAGGAGCGCAAAGGTTCAATCTCAAAGGGTTCTATCACACCCTTCGTAGGGCATTCGATGTTTGATGCCTTGAACTTATAACATTTATCGCCGATCTGATAGGTTTTCTTTGTAACCTCATCGACAGGTGGCGCCCTTTTTATAGCGCAACCATTGTCACGGCAACCTGGCTTGAAAATTGCAACGAGACCAACTCCAATTATCACACTAAAAATAGTACTATATGTTTCTGTCTTGAGAAACTCAAACATTCTGTTTGAGAGTATACTTAATTTTCGCAGAACATCATAGGATGTTAAAGCACTTTAGAATATTTCCATTCATACTCGGTGTTATATTTGCCGCACTCTTTTTTAAGAATTATAAAATGGAGACCCTCAGTATTTTCCAGTACCCGCACCCGAATAATATACATGAACGCGTTTACAAGGACAAGAATGGTGTATGCTATGCATATACTGCCGAGGAGGTGAACTGTAATTCAAATGAATCGACTCTTACACCCTACCCTCTACAGGGCTAAGGGCTTCTTCACCTGGAATTTCTTCTTTTCTCCAATGATTGCACCGACCTTGGCCTTATCCTGCTCCTCTCTTGTAATAGTACTCTCCTTAATAACAGCCGACTTCGACACCTCTTTTGCACTTCCTTCGCGGTGCTGGTAGCGCAGAGTTTCAAGTGCGAGACCGACTGCGTTCTCGCCAGTCCAGCGTGACGGATCGAGGATTTCGCGAGTCTGCTCGCCGAAACCCGTTCCCGATGGACCTTGACGAACATCTGCAAATACGATTGCATCGGTGCCGGTCGCGAGAAGCTGTTCTAATAGAACAGGGTGCTGTTGATATAGTTCGTTAAAAATACGCAACCAGAGGCCCTTTACATCCTTTGGCTGTGTCTTAAACTTGGCCGTTAAGAAGCGGATACTACGCGGCGAGCGCGTGCGTAAAATGCTGGCACGCAGAGCCTCCTGGCCGCCCATGCGCGCCCGCTCGGCCTCGAAGGCCTGTAGGGCGCAGCAGTAGAGAACACCATCCATTGTAAAATCGGCGGCCCAAAAAGGGCTGAGGAAGGTGTTCGAGTTTGTATCGGATTCAACATCGAAGAAGATCCGCGCCATTCTACCATCCTTTAGTCTGCGGCGAGTGTCTCCAGCAGACGGGATGGCCTTATTAACCTGCGAGTCAATATCGATACCGGTTTCAATGTCCGGGCTACTTTCCACATACTTTCCATAAAAAGTGTAAAGGGGGTGTTCCAGAGTTATCAGACGGAATAACTGCTTCTTGTACGGATCCTTTTCCTTTCCTGAAAAGAGTTTTCGTGTTTCCTTTGGCCGATCGAAAAGAATATCCCTTGTTTCCGGATTTGCAAGAGTTTGTATATTTCTCGTTCTGTAGCGAACCTTCGAAAGAACTTCATCCGCCTCTTTTACTGCGCGCTGGGCCGAGACAACATCCGCAATTGAACCAGATATCTTGTATTTTATCATAGCCGAGCGAAGATTTAGAATGGCCTCGTCGTATTTTTTTGATGATATTGCGATTGCATCTAAGCGATCCTGATCCATGCGCTCTCTCATTTCAGGTGCATGCGGTACATAGGTTAGAAGACGAATGCTTTCATTGAGTTCACCACCCTTTGAATAAATGGCAAGATCACCAGTCTTTGTTGGAGTAAAGAGAGCTCTGTTGTTTTCACGCTTCTTGTAAAAATATTCTATACGAGTCGCTTGTTCGGGTGGATATGGTATTTCATCACGAATATAATTTGTAAGATCTATTTCCGGAGTTGCGTGAGTCTCTTCCTCTTTCATTTCGGACATCTGGGAAGATATTTCTCCTTAATGAGCCGAAACGAAAATGGAAAAAGTGATCCCAGCTATGAACTGAACTATGCAATACGGCTGACCTTTGGACTAGTGCATGCTGTTATTCTTACTCTCATAACATTTGGACTTATTGTATGGTTTCCCTCCTTTTCAGGTTGGTCTTTTGCGCTTTTAGGATGTATTGTTCTTCCCTTTATTAGCTCACTTTTGAGTATTTTATGCACTGGGTGCGTTCAGTATGTATGTGATGGAGCGGTTGATAATGCAGCAATTCTGAAGTCATTTTGGATTCCTCCACTTGGAATATTTTGCGCGAGTCTTTTTATACTTCCCCTTGAAATGCTGGGAGGTGGCGGACCATTAAATGCATTAATAGCAACTTCGGTTGTTATTAATGCTTTTATTACAGGTATTTTACAGGTCTATAGTGTTATGCCGATGAGTGAGGTCAGTGTCGACCCAAAGCTTTTAATAGCTCATTCATCAACTGGCTCTGATATCTCTTCGCCAACATAGAGATACTTTGGCACACCGGTGCGATCAAGCTCCTTTGTGTCAAGCATATAATAGCCAGGTTTCATATTTCCAGCAGCTACACTTACTGCATTCTTCTTCTTCTTCGATTGTGTTTTTGATGGAAGAACTGGTACAAGATCTTCCGGGGGTTCAGATTCATATAGAGAAGGTGCAGTTGCTCCAATACCGGTTACAACTGCGACTGCCTTGTTTGAAAATTCCCCAACTAACAAAAGTGATACCATGTATGAAATAACGGCCCAGACAATACAGAACATCCAGAAGGGGAAGATCGTGTGCTCGGATGAGATAATTCCAAACTCTTTCCAATTTCCATCTCCATCGAACATTAGAGCGGGGCGAATAAGAAGAACTATTATGACACCTATGAGATATAATATTCCACTAAGGAGCAAGGTCCTCATCTCTGCATTCTGCTCTTTTAAAAAAAGAGCCCAAAAAGAGCTTTTTAGAAAAAAGTTCAGCAAAAAACTCTATATCTCTAAATTTTTGGTGCGCTTTTTTCTAAAAAGCGCTTTGCGCTTTAATAGTCATCCTCCGCCATTTGCGCGTTATCATATCCACCCTCCTCTCTATATTCACCTGCAGGCACTCCATCAATATATATATCTCCACCACGGGTTGCATCCTGGAATCCCATCTCTAACCGCTGCACGCGCTCCCGCTCATATTGCTCGGGATCATATGCATATACTGCCTTTGTTCCACCTACAGCCCACTCTTTTGCTCCAATTGCCTTAATTCTCTTCGCAGTTGCCTTCTCCTCTGGTGTTAATTTATCATACTTCTTCACGAAGGTATTCTTCTCAAGTTGATCGCGCCGTGCGATCATTTCACGAATTTGTTCCTCCGTGAATTTCAGACTCTCCTTGCTAATTTTCTGGATACAGACATCTATAATTTGAATTGGTGCACGAGCTCCAGAATTGACGGCGGCAGACACCTCCCCCATTCCAGGTGGAACCGAATTTGGATCTATAAAATCGGAGAGAATTCCTCCAATTAGAGCCGTTGTAATATAGGATATACCAAGAGATCCGCCAGGAATCGTCGGCCCACGAATATATTTTTTCAGAATTACAAGAGCATCTGCTAGGCGACCCCGCGCCCACTTGAGTTTATCCAGAGTCGATCCAGTTGCCCGCTTCTCTAGCACCTTGAGATACTCGAGATGCACCGCCGTCGCCCGATTCACATCATCATTTGTCTTTGGAGCCAATTTATTAAAATCGAGTAAGGATGATGTATTAAAATTACAGATCAACCGTTGGAACGGAATTAAGAAATATGTGCGAACTGTTTCAATCATCTCATTTGGTCCGCTCTCTAAGACCTTTTGTAGAACACGCGCATTTGTAGCTCCAACCCGCCCTTCAAATTCAGTAATAATTCCAGCAGCGAAATTCGAGATTTGCCCGTATGCCTCTGCAATCTCAATATCATCTGCCCCAGGTGTCAGCTTCGAAAGACCCTCCATTGTAAGTGTAAGCATCTGCTGCCATCCCTCAAAGGGCTCAGGGCTAATCCTGCGTAACATATCAAAAAGATTCATTCCCGCGATAGGTACTTTCTTTACATATGGCGCAACCTTGTAGGCCATGTGCGAGGCATCAAGAACCTCATCGAAGGTCTGTTTCGTGATTGATATACCCTGCGTCTCAAGCGCAATCTTACCATTTCTGATGACACTTTCAACATCCTTGAAATAGGTTTCAATATCCTTTTGAAACTCCTTACTATTTGTTGTAGCCGACTTGATCGGCGGGAATATTCTGGGAGTGTATGGGCTCTCTGAAAAGATAAAGTCGCAGTAAATACACTGGTTCGTATAGCCAGGCTGGTGAGGAAGCCCCATATTTGCTCCCTTATAACAAACCTTTAGGAAAATGCGATAGATAATCTCGGGTGATACGACACCCTCCAGCCGCTCAGCTGGCCGAGGAACAAAGTGAATTCCAAGATGCGACTTCACTGGGCCGACAGGTGGAGACTTCAGAGGGAGCTCAACAAGATCACCAGCCTTTAAGAATGATCCAGGTTTCTGAATCGGCATCAGGCAACAGGTGGCATCCGAATAAGGCGTTCCCTTCACATAGTTTCCATTATCCTTTCCAATCTTGTTGGCCTGTAGAATCCAGGCGCGTATTCTTTCGATCTGGCCGGCGGCCTCAGGGACAACAATCGGCTCATCACTGGGCTTGTGAGGATGAGGGTGAAATCCTGCTGGAATAAACTCTGGAAGCTGCTCCGAGTATATCACACTGCCATAGAGATCCTGTAATTGCGCCCGCTTCATGGAAATCTGCTGTTGAACCATGGTGTTCGTTAAAAGAGGTGTTAAGAGGCGGTTCATATCGACTAGAATGGCCTCCTGGCGCTTTTTCTCATTAGAATCCCGCATGTATCCTGTCATGTTCCATGGAGCACTGTTCTCCTGTATTGACGCTACAGCACAGGCGATGTATTCAATACAGGTGCGATCCTTCTCGTTGCCGAGAGGATATCCTGAAAATCCAGCTCTACATCCAGGCAGCTTGAACCGCATTACATAACCTGGAATGTCAACCTGTATTTCTATAACACAGTTCACTGCAGTTGATGCGACCAGTATACGATTTATATAGACATCATAGTCCATAGCACGCTTACCCTTCGTTATCTTCTTGTAGTCCTCGAGGGAGGGCTGTTTGAGAATTTCACTTTCTACGCGTTGTACTATCCGCTTGTAGGCATCCTCCTTAGCAGTTATTCCAATTGTATCGAATATCTTTAGTGCAGCTCTATAGGTCGTTGTCTGTGTATCCGTTTTGAATTCAATCGCATCCTCTCCTGCAGCGCTCGGTCCGAGAAGTTGATCGAGAATGTCATTTTCGACCTTATCATTTAATTCAAGTACGCTTCTTCCACTCATTGGAACACCATCATCCGTGAATTCAATACTGGTATCATATTCTAATTCAGCGAGTACCTGGCCGCAATTCTTGCAAGTAAATCTTCCGTGAAATTGCTCGCCACCAAAGGTTAGAATTAACTCCTTGTGAATGGTGTCCTTTTCACGAGGGTGTAGAAATTCCTGGAGAAGAAGAATCTCGTGATAACAGACCAAATGTAGGCCACAGGCCGAGCAGTTCACCCAATTATCCTCGCGCTTACCCCTGTATTTTGTTACAAATTTGGCAAACAACTTCATTCTTTGGGAATCATCCCTTACTTTATGTATATCATTATAGTCTAGCACATGAGGACAGTTATTACGATCAGGCTCATAGCCTGCATTCTCATCCTTTAGATTCTTCGCCAGCGCCTGGTTGAGCGCCTCTAGGAATCTGTCATGTTCCATGCGACGTCTTTCACGAGCTAGAGGTGCCGCTACCTGCGCCATTGTTGTTAGAAAGAGGTCACTCGATTTCTCTAGAATACTCGCAATTATGGCAACATCATTATTCTTGTAGGGTGGTAGCTTATTTCGTACCTCCTGAATTTTAGAGGCTAGAATTGGCTGACCCTCTAGAATTGCCATAAATTCAGTGAGCGCCTCTCCAATTAAAAATGAATTGTTCTGCATTTTCTGTTTTGATAATTCAGCGGTTGAGGCATCTCGTAATTCAATTAGATGCTGTTTAATTAGCGCACGGAATTTATCGATCTTTGTTACAATTGAATCCTGTTGATCTGAATTCAGCTCAACATCAGAGAATCCGTAATTTGAGAGACCTGTTGCGGCATCCGCTAGACCAAGAGGATAAAGAGGCTGTGCGAGGAGCCAGTCTGATAATTGGATATTTCCTAGTGTGTTTCCACCTTCTCCAACAGAAAGAATTCGTCCAGCTGTGGCAACATCTGGAATACCTTCGAGCCGTTCTAAAATATCATGCATAGACTCTGGGCGTATTTGTGAATATGCAATATCATTTGCAATTCTTCCTGAGCGAGTTGCTCCAAGATTTCTTTGTTCGGATAGAGGAAAGAGCAGAGTATTTGAAACGCTACCATCCTCGGCCGCCTCGACCTGTAAAAGGGGATCGCGCTCTCTCAGACGAGTCTTGCGTGGACCCAGGCCACGAAGCATGGATAGATGAATCTTTCCAACATAGTCTGCAGTTAAAATTGTCTTATCATCCATTTTAGCTCTGACACCATCAATTAGAGGGGTATCTAAGTCAGGTATAGGAGCCTGAAAGAATTCCTTATCGGCTTTGAATCTCGTATTACCATTACGCGACATGGGCGCCCAGGTTTTATCATAAACATTATTAATCGTCTCAAAAGACTGAAACCAGGCGGGTAGGCCCTCTGAGACCTGCTCTGCTGATATTCCACCCAGCTGAGTCTTTGTGAAGTTATTTCTCGCCTTCACAGTATCATCGAGATACTTTATTATGACATCTGCACCGGCGACCTCAATAGCGTCTTGTGACGGGTTGTTATCTGCCATGGAGAGAATCGATGCAGCAGTGTGATCGAGGAAAAGAATACGCTTCGACTCTATAACAGGACGAGAGAGAGGAATATCCTTGTTTTTTATGAGATCTGAGAGAGTTAAGTAGGAGGTGGGAATCTGTCCTACAGGATCACCAGTCTTGGAATATTCAACGAGTGAATTGCGGAGAGACATGCACTGCTCTACAAGTTTACGAATTCGCTGTTGCTGCTCTGGATTCTTCTGAGAAGCGACAGGAAGAGCTGCAATCATATCCTGTATCATATCATTACGCTGGTCCATGTCAGGATAGACACGCTCACTTGCATCAATCTCCTGAATCTTACCGACTGCCGTCTCGGCCAGTTTTGCCATCTCGGAATCAAGAAGATCTTCGAAGAGATCGGCCTCAGTTGGGACCGCTTCTTGTTCGGTGTTAGTATTGGCCTCAGCCTCTATGTTATAGTTGTCTTCAACCGGCAGTTCGCGCGGTCTGAGAACTGCAAAAGGAAGATCGAGTGGAATACCCTTAAAGTCAAAGTTGATTTCAAAATCGTTTTCAGTATCATCTGCGAGGACAATACTATCATCTTTCTCATTTATAGCCTTTATAGTGTATACTGCTCCTAGATCACCTGCTGCACTAAAGGTCTGTGCGATTTGACCGACATTTGCATTAATTTGTGAAACGAAGGCAGGATTTGTACGCTTTGATAGTTGATAAAAATGTTCTATTTCGAGGCTCGGATCAATATCTCCCTCTATGATTGGAACATCAACGAGGCGGTCTGATACGCCCTCTGGCAAAATACGGATTAAGTTTTCATCAATATAATATATTCTACCTTCTAACTTGTCTATTTGCCCTCCCAAAAGAAGAACTCTATCTCCAAGTTCGAAGCCGATTTCTTCATTATCAGCCATAGTCTTCTCCCTATCGGCTACTTTGAAATTTGAGTGACAGGTAAGCGCCGCGGGGTCACTTGGCGTAAAAAAATTAAACGGCATAAACCAGATTTGTTAAGTAGAAACTAGAATGTCAGTTGTTCTAAACCATTTTGAGAGTCTACGCGAGCGTTATCCTACCTGGGCGGAGCTAAAGGTCTTCCTAACATCACCTGAGGGTGGCGCTTTGCGTGTGATCGAGTCAGAGTCGGGAGAGCCATATGCTATTATTCGCTATGTGAAGGGTGAGAGCAGGTTTAATGTTCCTGGGACGGGCCTCTTTCGCTCGGTTGCGTGGGATACTGTGAATAATCGCCCTGTCTGCATGGCTCCTGCAAAGGCAAATGAGGGCTCGCCTCCTCTGAATGTGAACTTTGTCAGTATCCAGGATTTCCTTGACGGTGTTATGATCCAGGCCTTTGTCACGGCGGAGGAGCCGACAGTTCTTCGTATTCGTTCGCGTACGAAGATGGGTGCAAACAATGGATTCTATAGCTCGAAGACTTTCAATGAGATGTTTGTAGAGTGTCTCGCGGCGACTCCAGTGCGGACAACGGATACGCTTCTAATGCATCTCCGCGAGACGATGTCTGAGATGAATGCCACAAGTGCCTTTGCCTCCTTTGTTCTTCAGCACCCAGAGCATCGAATTGTTGAGAAGCTTCATTCGCCTGATCTGAATATCGTGCATGTTGGTACGGTTAATGCAACAGGTGCGGTTGTTCTCTGCGAGCATTCATCAGAGTGGCTTCCTCCTCTTCGCCGCCTCCAGATCCCGTCGTATCCTGTGAAGATGTTTCACACGGATGAGGATATTCAGTCTCTAATGCGCCGGACGGCCGTTCAGAACGGGTTTCGTTGGCAGGGGCTTGTCTTTAAGGACGGTGTCGGTGGGCGCTGGCGTATGCGCTCTCCTGGCTACATGCTCTTGCGTACTCTGAGAGGTGCTGAGGCGGGTCCAGTGGATCGTTTCCTGCGCCTTCGCCGCGAGGGAAAGGTGACGGATTACCTGAAACACTATAGTGATGAGCGGAAGGAGTTCTGGGTCTATGAGACGAACCTACGCCAGCGGACAGAAGACGCTCTTATGGCCTATGTGGCAGTTCACAAGGCACATACTCTGAAGTTTGCCGCACTTCCTGTAGAGTACAAGCCGGTAGTTCACCTACTTCATGTGGAATACCTCAATAATCTACGCGCGCAGAAGGAGACTGTGAAGCTTTCACATGTGATTCGGGTTGTCAACTCTCTAAAGGAGTTCGAGCAGCGGCGTCTTCTTTCAGCACAAGCCTTTCAGGCTCCTGTCGCTGAGCCTCTTGTCGCTGAGCCTCCCGTTGCCGAGCCTCCTGTCGCTGAGCCTCCTGTCACCGAGGCCTAAAAACGGACCGCCTTGGATATAACAGAAACATGGCAAAGGCATCTACCAACTATGTTATCGGTTGTGACCTTGCTACATGCATGTCGATGGTGGCGGTTTGGCGCAATGGAAGTGTTGAAATAATCGCATCTGAGTCTGGCAATCGCACGGTCCCCTCAGTTGTGAGCTTCGGCGAGGAGCGTCTAGTCGGTGACGCTGCCAAGTCGGCCAGCGCGACGAATCCCCAGAACACTATTTTTGATGCGAAGCGTCTTATTGGCCGCTCCTTCGATGATCCTCTCGTTCAGCGCGACATGAAGACCTGGCCTTTCAAGGTCGTCGACGATGGTCGCAATCGCCCCCAGATTGTTATTGAGAACAAGGGTGAGACGAAGAAGTATTACCCTGAGGAGATCGCAGCCATGGTTCTCAGTAAGCTAAAGGCGATGGCCGAGTCCTATCTCGGCCAGGAGGTTACTGATGCAGTTGTAACAGTTCCTGCATATTTTAATGACTCTCAGCGCCAGGCCACGAAGGATGCTGGTCGTATCGCCGGCCTGAATGTTCTTCGTCTCCTAGCTGAGCCGACTTCTGCCTGTATTGCGTATGGTCTTAATGATAAGGGTAAGGGTGAGCGTAAGGTCGTGATTTTTGACCTCGGCGGCGGCACCTTTGATGTGTCGCTTCTCACGGTTGAGGATGGTGTCTTTGAGGTTCGCGCGACGAGCGGTGATACGCACCTTGGCGGCCAGGACTTCGACAGCCGCATCGTAGAGTGGATGATCGAGGAGTTCAAGAAGAAGACGAAGATCGATATTCGTTCAAACTCGCGCGCCCTTGCCCGTAGCCGCCTAGCCGCTGAGCGTGCCAAGAAGACGCTCTCGACTGCCGCGCAGACGACCCTTGAGATTGATAGCATTGCTGATGGCGTCGACCTTCAGCTTACGCTCACGCGCGCGAAGTTCGAGTCGCTCTGCGATGATCTTTTCAAGAAGTGCATGGGCCCTGTCGAGCAGGTGCTAAAGGATGCCAAGATGTCTAAGGCAGATGTTGACGATGTTGTTCTTGTTGGCGGTTCGTCGCGCATTCCTCGCGTCCAGGCGCTTCTAAAGGAGCTCTTCAATGGCAAGGAGCTCTGCCAGAGCATCCACCCAGACGAGGCTGTAGCGTATGGTGCTGCCGTGCAGGCGCACATCCTCTCTGGCAACAACACGAATGATGCCACGACGGATCTTCTCCTTCTCGATGTGACGCCGCTCTCTCTCGGAATTGAGACGGCCGGCAATGTGATGACGGTTCTTATCAAGCGTAATACGACGATCCCCACGAAGAAGTCGCAGACTTTCTCGACATATTCGGATAATCAGGTCGCGGTTGATATCTGTGTATTTGAGGGTGAGCGTCAGTTCACGAAGGATAACCGTCTTCTAGGCAAGTTCCGCCTAGAGGGTGTACCCCCAATGCCTCGTGGCGTTCCTCAGATCGAGGTAACCTACGATGTAGATGCAAACGGTATCCTCAATGTATCGGCTGCTGAGAAGTCGACGGGCAAGTCGCAGAAGATCACTATTACGAACGAGAAGGGTCGCCTATCAAAGGATGATATCGAGCGCATGGTCTCAGATGCTGAGAAGCTTGCCGAGGAAGATAAGAAGGCGATGGAGCGCGTCGAGGCGAAGAATGAGCTTGAGAGCTACCTCTACAATGCACGCAACTCTTTCCGTGAGGAGAAGGTGAAGGAGAAGATGGTATCAGAGGATCTAGAGAAGGTTGAGGCGCTTCTAAAGGAGAACATTGATTGGCTTGATGCAAATCCTGATGCGGACAAGGATACCTTCAAGGCTCAGTACAAGGCAGCTGAGGAGGCTGTTCGGCCATACATGATTAAGATGTATGGTGCGAAGGATATGAGCTCTGCTGGGAGTGGCACTATGAGTCCTGAGATGGAGGCGGCCGCCGCGGCAGCTGCTGCAGCCGCTGGCCCTGGGCCCGGGCCAAAGGTTGAGGAGGTCGATTAATTGCTAGAACTTAACAGTAACAGCTAATACTGAAGTTAAGTACACGGCGGTAAAAATTTAACAGTCTTAAATTCAGAAAATATCATATAAAATGAATCCGAATCCATATCTTGTAGGAACAAGTCTTCTATTTATTGTTCCTGCATCTTATGCAGCTTACACAAAATTCTGGTCTGCTTGCGCGGTTCTAACATATCTCACAATTGTATCATCAATCTATCATGCTACTAAAAATAGTTATCTGTTTTATCTAGATCAAAGTGCCTGTATACTTTATGCATTCTATACAATGTATCAATCATACAAACATGGTCTAATTTATGTATGGTATATAGGTACTGGATTTACAGTAGTTGTATATTATGGTGGAGCCGTTACACAATCTTTGGTATATAGTCGTAACTTAGTAGTTGCGACTATATGCCATGGAGCTATGCATCTAATGGTAAATGCATGTGGAATCATAGTAATTTATTTGGTTGATTGTCGGACCAGGGCACTTGCCTTACCGCCGCCCAAGCTGCGACAAAACTAAAAGAGTAAAAACACCGATTACTAAAAGCGGAACATTCACTGAAAGAATACCATGCGATCGATAGTTCGTTGGAATATCACAAATGAGACATTCAGAAGGTAACTGAATATCTGATTTTTCACTTTCAACCAGCAAGCGTAAAATAAGATTCTTGTGCGAAACACAGGTTATCTTTTTTAGCTCAGAACATAAACATATATACAGGTCTACATGCATATCAATAGGAAGAGCATTCGCAATTAACTTCTTCGCGCCTTCCTTTGTTATAAAATAGCCATTGAGTCCACCAGGACAGGTATTGAAGACCCAGGGTCCACGGTGATTCGCTTGAATATCCTGTGGAGCCTTCTTGCCCTTCGTCTTATAATAGAATTCCCAACCGTATGAAAAGGTCCACACATCGGGTGTTTCAGGCAGAAGGTTCTGATCGGACAGGCACTTTTCAAAAATATTTAAGAAATCATCGGGCAGCTTTGTATCATCCTCAAAAATAATTGCGTAAGGCTCCTTTCCATCTGCAATCTTTTTCCAGAGTTCAACATGGCTCAGATAGCAGCCAACCCCTCCCGCAGTATTGAGATCCTCATGGTCGCGACGAGAACCCTCCTTAATATTGCGCTTCGTTCTTAAAGAAATCCGATTATCATTCTTAATGTCGATAGTAGATCCTGGATAAGCATCAAATCTCTCGAACTTATATTTCTGCTTTATTTCAACAATTGCAGGCTGTGATGAAAAAGTATTCCAACGATCCGTTCTATTTTTCAAATTGATGCAATAAAAATGTATGTTTTCCTCCATTCGTATAACCTATTATGTCTTCACAAAACGATTCTGGCGAGCCGTATTAAGGGCGGCACGAATCGTCGAAGGCGGTGCAGCGGCTGTACCACCGACAGCAGCCCACTGCACGCTCCAGCGGCGAAACATATCAGCACACGCTATCGCTGCCTTTGAAATCGCCGTACGAGCCGAGGTCTCCTTGCCATCGTCAACGCCAATACGGAGAACCATCTCATCCTTTAGAGGGTGCGGTACCTTATAACCAGCGTAGGTGATTTCACCTGAGTCAACAAGATTACTATCCATCCAGCACTGTAGAAGATTGCCGAGCGTGTGATCCTCCTCAGTAAAGACGAAGTCAAAGCCCTTCATTCTTGCATCAGCAGGACGAACCTTCATATTATCTGGGAGATCACCACTGTCAATGCTAACATAGGCCGTCAACTTCGCCTGAATGACCTGTAGTGCCCGCGCCACGATATAGAAGGGATCGAGAACACCAATTGACTCTACTGTGAAATCGAAGCTGTTTGGCTCGCCACGCTCATTGACAATGAAACACCGGGCTACTTCCATTGTATTAAACTCACGCTCTAACTCATTCTTGCGATTAGGGTTTGTCTCCAGATCAGCAACATTTACCTTCTTGTGTGCCGTCAGCCACTTCTCAAAGAAATCACGGCGGCGCTCAGGATCCGTATCAGCAGTATAAGAATACGAACACTGGCTTACAGGAATAAACTGGGCGTTCTCGCGACCGATTCCTACACTGGCAACGGCCTCAAAGACAAGGGCCTCCGGTTCCTGCGTGCCGACACGACCCTTTAGAACTGCCAGAAGAGAGGTCTCCTTTGAAATGGGATCAGGATAGAAGAACTCACCACTTGGAATTGGAAGAGGGTCCTCCTCTGGCCCACGGTTCTTTAGAACCTGAATATCGGCTGCAACAACATCTCTTGAATCCGGCGAATCATTCACAATGTTTAGCTTGAATGAATATTCCGAACTGGTCCATTCAAGAGGGTTCGAAATGTTGATTGGAAGAAGCCCAATACGATGCGCTAGCATTTCATTACTCATCGGCGTACTGTTCTTCGTAATCTTGATATCACTCGTGCTACCATCCTCAAGAATGTGCGATCTGAAAGCGACTGATTCAACCTCCGTTAGGATAACACGGCGAAGAACATTTGCATAGGCAACATCTGTGGGCGCGAGCTGAAACTTGATTGCGGTCTTTGATGTCTGAGTAAGATTCTTAAAGACCGATTCGGTCTGGGCGACTGCTGGCTTTGTGATCTTAAATGGACGACGGGCTGACATTCTTCTATACCCTTCTTTTCATTCTAGAGGATTCAAATTTAGGACTGGGGCGACTCGGCTTGCGTTGCGCCAAGTATTTTTACTTTGCTATTATGGCATAGTAGACCATGTCCGGAGGACCAATACATATTTGCTATTACAGTAATCGCTGCGATTGGTCTAAGGCCTTTATTCGTGAAGTGGCAAATACACCTTGGAAAAATCAGTTTCATTATATCTGCGTAGATCCGTCAAATACTCGCCCACCCCTTCCTGCATGGCTAAAAAAGGTCCCGACACTAGTCCTATCAGGTGATCCTGAGCCAAAGACTGATTCGGAAGTTATGAATTGGCTTTATGAGAAGAAAATGAAGGAGGGTGAAAAGTTGCGCCCCGCAGGTCATCAAGGACCTGTTCCAGGTGCAGGTGGCGAACCAGATGCCTGGAATACAATCGAACAGGGAGGACTCTCTAGAGGTTTCAGCTATAGTGGTATTGATGTTGATACATCAGCACAGGGTACGGGTGGTTCAACAATGCCTGGGGCCTTTTCTTTTTTGAGTGGTGCTGCAGGAAGCAGTGATAGACAACAGGATATGATGGGCTCAGGTCGCCCTGAACCGGCTCTTAAGAAGTCAAAGAAGGAGGAAATGTTTGATAAACAAATGGAGGCGTATCAGCGTGATCGCAATGCAGGTGTACCACAAACTGCTCGTCGTTCATAATGGGCGATAATTTTGCGCGCATAAGGTCTAAAGATTTTCGCACAAATATATACAAGAAATGTCAGCTCTCGGTGCATTTAATACCCAACTTATCCGGTTTTTTGAGGAGCTTGTTGAGACATATCCCGAGGAGCGAGACATTAAACTCGGTCTTGAGGGTCTTCAGGCTACGAAGAAGATTAATCCTAAGCTCATCCTTGACATGTTCTACGAGCATGTGTATCACGATCTTCACGATGCGATTGCAAATGAGGACGAGCAGGCTGTGATTGCGTTTGCAAAGTCGAAGATCAACAGCCAATTTAATGAAATGTCGTCTGCACTTCTTATTTTCGATAAGCATTGGTCGAGTATGAATGATTCAAACCAGAAGTCGATCTGGAACTATCTGAAGGTTCTCTGTGCGCTGTGTAATAGGGCGCGGACTGCGCGTCTGGGCGCCTAGCGCCTAGCGCTTTTTTGAAAAAAGCGCGCCAAAAAACTCGATACCTGTAACGGCTAGTACTGAAGTTAGGTAACGGCTAGTACTGAAGTTAAGTACTCCCCATGGATAAGGCCACAAGGTGGCCTTATGTCATTGGAGTTACTTTAGCTTCTTGTTCTATCCATCAGAGCCATGTACTTAAATTAAGTACATGGCGGTAAAAAGTGCCTCGTATAATTAAGGATGCTACGCCCATGGACCAAAACAAAAGCCTTCAAGAAATGGAAGACTGATGTCGCCAAAAATAAGACTGCCAAAGCACCAAAACGCAAGAATGATATGTGTGACACGGATAATTTCTGCAAGGGGGCCAAGGATATACCTCGTAAACTAATGCCACAGATTTATGATGCAAAGAAGTTTGCAAAGATTGTCAAGCGCCGTTTCGGTGTTAAGACAAGGCGTACCTCTAAGGCCCCACGTAATTTAAAACCATCTCAGAATGAAATAAATGGTGAAATTGTAAACAAGATCATAAAAACAAAAAAGACTCATAATAACCCTTTAGTTGTATCTGAAGATAACTATATTGTGGATGGACATCATCGCTGGGCTGCGGCCAAAAAGACGAAGCCGAATAAGCCTGTTCCGGTAATGGTTATAAAGGCTCCGATAAATGATGCTCTGGGTGTAGCGGTAGCCACTGAGACAAAGCGTGATGCCTTTTGAGCTTTTTTGGCGCGCTTTTTTCTAAAAAGCGCCTTTTTTCTAAAAAGCGCAAAGCCCTTTTTGGCGCGCTTTTTTCTAAAAAGCGCAATAAATATAAGAGATGTCAGCCGCAGCAATGAAGGGGCAGAAATCAAAGAATGCGGAAAGGGTCAGCACTCTAGAGTCTGAGATTGCCGCCCTAAAGCGTGAGGGTAAGTCTGTAGTTTCTAAGGAGAAGGATCTAGAAAAGGCTAAGAAGAAGCTTGCCGAATCATCTGGCAAGGTCTCCCATTTACCTAAGAAGGGTGTAATGGGTATGTCAGAGGGTTGGGGCGGCAGAGGTGGAGCTACACGCAAGCGCAGAAAGCACAGAGGTTCTCGTAAGCACTAACTTCAGTACTAGCCGTTACGCATATTGCATACCGCCAACTATTTAATTTAAGTAGTTGGCGTTACCGACTAATCAAAAAAAGGGCGTAAAGAATCGCTTATCAATACCCTAAGACAGATAAGAATGTCAGCCAGTACACTAAGCGAGATGTTTGACAAGAAGTATGTGGAGTTTGCAGTTGATCTTATCCAGACTTTTCCCGAGCTAGCTACCGATGTATCAGTTGCCCTAAAGCTAAGCCCTCCTGACCGTATCTCAGCCTATAAGGAATCCGTTTTTAGCTCAACAAAGGGTCTATCCTCTATTGATGCTAAGACAAATCCAGGAACGGTTCTTCCCGGTGTAACTGTAACAGATGAGCTATGGGCCTCAGTTGGAGATAAGACTCATATCGCCGTGTATGAGTATATCGCTGTTCTAAATCTAAATGTGGCCTTCCTCGGTAATAGTGATACAGATGGCTTCACAAAGGAGTGGGCCGAGAAGATGATGCGCGACGCTCGTGCTTCAATGGATAAGATCGATTTTGAGAAGCTATCCGAGAAGTTTTTCAGTTCATTTGGCACGAATGGTAAGAATCTCCCGCCACTCCCTGAGAAGTTTCTCAAGGGAAAGCTTGCCAAGCTTGCGGAGGACATGGTAAAGGAGTTCAAGCCAGAGGATTTCGGTCTGAAGCCAGAGGAGCTCGAGGCATGTGAGCGCGACCCTACGCGCGCTTTTGAGATTCTCATGAGCGCCTCAATGGGAAATCCGCAGGTGATTCAGTCTGCAATGGCCCGTATTGGAAAGAAGCTCCAGCAGAAGGTAGCGAGCGGCGAACTCAGACCCCAGGAGCTCGTCGCTGAGGCCGAGGAGATGATGAAGGAGTTCCAGTCTCATCCGGCCTTCGTTGAGCTAATGGAGACATTCAGAACTGCCTTTAATGTAAATGAGGTTGATCTTGCTCGCGCCCAGGGCACGAATGTTCGTCTTGCGGAGGTTCGTGAGCGCCTCAAGAAGAAGGCTGAGATGAAGGAGAAGACGAAGCCTGCCCCAAGGCCCGCCGCACCTGCTGCACCCAGTGTTCCTGAGTCTGATGATTTCCCTTCGATCCTCCCACCTACCCGCAAGAAGAAGTAATGCTTCTAACGGCGTAACAGCTAGTACTGAAGTTAAGTACATGGCGGTAAATTAAGTGCTAATAGCTAGATAGAGATAGCGATGAAACCAAATGTACTATGTGATCCGTATATATGGGAGTACCCCCCCGTAATATTAAATACAAATCCCTTCAAACATGTTGCGTATACATGTTCGAGTGAACTAGTAAACCAAATGGTTCTTATTGTTTTAATATTCACATCTTTTGGAGGTGTAGTTACACTTACAACAAATAATATATATGGAATCTTCGCTGGACTTATAGTCGGTGTTCTTTTTGCTATCCCAAACTTTGTAAATATAATGTTTATCAGAAAGCAAAGCGAGAACTTTAAGGACTCTAAAGCTCCCGACACGGCTGTACTTCCATCAGTTGATGTTATTGGCTCTAAAAACTCTGGGATTGAATCGAAGCCCTATAAAACGAGCCCCAGTGCTCGTAACCCATTCATGAATGTGCTTATCGACGAATTGAAGTACAATCCAAATCGTCCACGTGCAGAAAGTGTATTAGATCCAGTTGTCAAGGTTAAGCTGGATGATTTTTTCAGAACGGAATTCTTTAATGATCCGACAGATGTGTTTGGTCGTTCACAGGGGCAGAGACAGTTCATAACAATGCCGGCTACTAGTATTCCGAATGATGTAGATTCTTACCAGAACTGGCTCTATAGAATACCTGGAAAGACATGCAAGGAAGGTAATCCAAATGCCTGTGTTCCCGGTACAAATGGCGGAGTTGTACCATGGTTAAGCAAATAGAAGCTTTTATGCCCTTTTTAGAAAAAAGGGCCCAAAAAACTAAGACCTTTTTGGACCCTTTTGGACCCTTTTGGGCCTTTTTAAACGGACAAAGCTTTTTGCGTCTTGAGCTTCGGACCCTTCTTACACGAAAACCGTTTTAAGGTTCTCCCCCGGGACTGCAGAATAGTCTTCGTACAAATAGCAATCGCCGCCTGTTCCTTCGTAGAGCCTCTACGAACCTTTACCGTTTTACGCACAGCCTTAATGCATTTGCAAAATCGTTTAGCCTGTGAATCGGATGCCATCTATGCTCTTTCTAGAAAAAGAGTGCAAAAAGAACACAAAAAAGAGCAAAAAAAAAGCTCCTAGGTAGATATGGAGATTAATCGTCTAACACACACACGTGATGATGCATGTGGACTAGATCAATATTACACACAATCCGTTGGACCCGGCAAGTACACGACAACAAACCTTGTACCAAAGGCGAAGGATGTCAATCCTCTTGCCACGGGCGAGTATATGCTCTATCCCCGCGAGGGCTTCGGACTTAACAATGCTGCCATTGACTCCGACTCAGTTCTGCGTAATCAGCCCGAGTTCAAGAGTAATCGCTGCCTGATACGTTCCCAGGCCCGTCCCTTCCTAGGTGTCCCCTATATGGGCGGTGGTCGTGGTAATGCGGATGTTGAGACGCTTCTACAGCACAGTGAGATGGTTCGCCAGGGTAAGGATTGCGGCACGGTTACGGAGCAGCAGTTTGACGGTGTCTTTACGCCAATGATCCCAAATCTTAAGCAGAATATCCAGAAGTCTACGAATTTAATCACGGAGGATGCCTCGCCTGGCTGGATCCGCGGCGGCCTTCCCAGCCGTGCCTATATTCGTGATGTGAACTGCTAAGCGCCCTTTTTTCTAAAAAGGGCATAGGTATGGCCGCACTCACTGATGCATACAACTCAGTAAATGAGACTGCGAACCGTAATGATCCCCATGAAAATCCCCAGGCCTTTCATCGCCTTCGCTCAGAGGCCGAGCACCCCTTTACCGCCCGCCACATGCTTGGTATTGTTGGAGGTAATGCAGTCTCTCTAACGAAGACAAATTGGCCCGATGTTGAATCCGATCTTAAGGGTATCACCCGGCCTAATACAGACTGTGCTACGAGAAAGCACCTCCCCTTCTCTGGAAACATGGTTGTTAGAAAGAATCCAAAGAACTTCTTTGTGATGGATACATCAAAGGATCATCTACCACCAACACAAATGTGGGCCTATCCTGCTGTAATTGGGCCAAAGCCAATCGTACAGGAAGTGTGTGTACGCCCTGAGAAATACTAGCCGCTGCTTGGCGCTAGTCTAATATCATTTCTAGAGTTAGAAATGGCTAAACAGCAAGCATTAACAAGACCTAAGTTTGACGATTATCATCAAATTGACGATATGCGTATAACTAGTTATGCTGCTCGATATTATTTAAATCCTCCGGATGCAAATTGCCCTACAAGTTTCCCTGTAGATGCCACGGTTCGCATCCAGCAAAGTGGCGCCTCCTGGCCCGCCGGCAAATGGAAGACCGATGTTGAATCCGATCTCAAAGGTATAAATCGCTTTGGAAGCCGTGTAAAGTTCGATACCGGCCTCTATAATCCCAAGACCAACGAAATGAATAATACTCGGTATGCATCTGCCCCTGATGAATCATTTCCACAGATCTTCAATCGTCTCTATAATCCTCCCTGTACTCTTCGTTCAACGGGTTGGAATCGCTGGGAGAGCCTACCTCACCAGCCTCAACTCACATTTGAGACGCCCTTTGACTTTTTTATCCCTTCCCGTGATATTGATAAGAATCGCTGCAAGACTCATAAGAGTGTTGTTGAAACAGTCTAACTAACTTCAGTACTAGCCATCAGAGCCGTTACCAGGCAAAATACATCAACATCTTTTCACAAAGCCCAGTAGTATGGAGGCAGCAGCTCTGTTAGCCTTTGCAGGGCTAGGATATGTTGTAACACAACTATCAGGTAACAAAAATAAGGAACAGTTTCAAAACCCGAACCCTTCCGGACTTAGTTGGGGTCTTGATAATGTAGCCTACCAGGATGACACTCTTACTGGAAATAAGCCTCCCGCCTCCGAGCCGAAGCCTGAGGCCAGACGCGGTTTGATGACATCCTTTAAGAATCCTCCTGCCACGATCTTCCCTGATGCCAAACAGGTCCCTCAGCCATTCCAGGAGCCTATATCATCTTCTACTCCCGAGGTTAGTCTAAATCCAGCTGGCCTCGAGGCGAATCCTGTTTACTCTGATGGAGGTGTCTATAGTGAACTGACAGGGACGAAGATCGATGCCGATAAGTTTACACACAATAACATGACACCCTTCTTTGGTGGCAGTGTCAAGCAGAATGTCGATGCCGGCGCAAATAATGGTATTCTCGATTCATATACTGGCTCGGGCTCTCTACAGATCAAGAAGCGCGAACAGGAGCAAATGTTCGATTCGGCTCGCAGCCCCTATGGTGTCCCCTTCGGCCTTGAATCAAGCACGGATTTCATCCAGAGCCGCATAAATGATCCTCGTAACCGCTCAGGTGAGCGTCCCTTTGAACCTGTCCGCATTGGCCCAGCTATTAATGAAGGCTTCGGTACAACTGGCAAGGGTGGATTCCAGCAGTACGAGGTTAATGATTATATGATGAAGAATATTAAGCGTACAGATGATCTGCGTACGAGCGATAACCCGAAATCGACCTATAATCAGCCAGTTGTTCCAGGCCAGCATTTCATCGGCGGGCCTGCTGCAAATTCTGGAGAAGTTCGCAAGTACAGACCTGATACCTTCTATATTGACGAGACAGGTGAGCGCTTCTTTGTTACAACAGGTGATGTAATCAAGGAGACAACACGCCCGACGCAGGTAATGAAGCATGTAACTCGCCCTGAGACTTCAGCGGAGTTCATTGGACCGGCTGGAGCACAGGAGTTCGGCGAGTCCTATGTTGTTGGATCCTACCACATACCCCAGACGCAGCAATATGGTGGTGCCGGCTACCGTAACGCAGATATGACTTCTTACACAAGTGCTAACACAGATGCCCCTGAGGCCGACTATGGTCGCTCTGCCATTGAGATCCGCCCCAATGAGCGTAATCTTACGGGAGAGCGCGTAATGGGACTAAACTTAGTACCAGCTGATACTGGCAATGTGACAGTTCATTATGATGATGATGCCCGTCCCACTCGGCGTAGTGAGATGGTTGGTAATATTCGTCAGACTGGAACGGCAGTTGGATACGCCCAGGGTGCTCCTGCGATCACTGTATGGGATCCAAACGATGTTGCGCGTACAACAGTCAAGGAGGGTACAATTCACTGGAACTATATGGGCGGTGCGGCCTCTGCTGATGCACCAAGCAAACTCAAGGTGTATGACCCTGATGATATTGCGAAGCCGACGCAGAAGGCGCAGATCTCAGCGAAGTCAGAGTACTATGGAGCATCGAACTCGGTTAATAAGGATTTCACGAGCCATGATTCAGCATATAACATGCGTCTCAATCCGAACAAGCAGCAGATTGCAAAGGGTCGCAATCCTCTACATGGTAATGGTGGATCACTTGCGGTCTTTGATGGCGCAATCACTCAGACGACGCGCCGGCTTGATTCTGATTATGTGAATGATCGGACAAACGCCGTTAACCGTGTTGTTGGCCTCACGACTGGTGTTGGTGATATTGGAAAGGTGAACTATAAGGTACCACTCAAGCAGGATGTGTATACAGTGAGAAATCAGCGTGAGATTCTCAGTGGAATCCATGAGAACCCGCTTTTTGCTACACAGGATCTAACACGTAATGCGAACCATGATGAGGCGCTTTACGAAGAGATGTTAAAGGGTATGTGATGCGCATTTTAATTTCCCAAATATAAATAAATAGGAATATGGTAAATAAAACAAGAAAGGTTAAAGGGTTATCAGTTGATACTTTACAAAAACTTACACACAAATATGGTGTTACTAAAAGCGGTTCAAAAAAACAGATAGCATTAAGATTATGGAAACTTGAAAAGCATGTAATGACCCTAGGAGATTTGAAAATTATAGAGAATTTCTTAAACTTAGCACCAGGTAAAAGGTATAAGGGTACTCGATATGGTAGAAGAAAAAATGGTAATTTATATTGTGTAAGTGGTAAGTGTGAAGAAGAAGATTTAAATTAGTTTAAAAATCAAATTTTTCAAAAAGGGTTTTGGTTTTTGCTGAGCTTCTCGTTCTAGCCGTTACAGGGCTTACTTAAGGTTCCCATCTCTAAACCCCTTAGAGAATGTCAAGAAATCCGTGGAAAGGTGCACTACTGGTATGTGGTGAACCTGGCACTGGCAAATCGCGCTGGATAAGAGAAGAGGCGCAAGCAACAAAATCCCGTATTTTTCGCTGGAATGCGCGTGTCGATCGCTCCTTGCGTGACGGTCGAGAGAAATTGCATCAACAGGTGCGTTCAAAAGAGGGTCTGTTCGTATGGATTGAAGGCGCAGATGATCTTACACAAGAGGCACAGGCCTTCTTGCGTCGAATTCTAGAAACGGCTTCATCAAATGTAACCTGCGCTCTGGAAGTTCGGGAACTTTGGAAGATGTCTTCTCCAATTCTTTCAAGATGCACAATCGTTTCCATGAAATCGGATAAATCTTTTCGTTCTGAAAAGAATTTACAGAAGGCAAACTCTCTTGGACTCATTTCATCTTCGACTTCAAACCTTGTTCCAAAGTTGGAAGATCTTCCGGCCCTTCGTAAATCGGCATGTGATCCCTACAAACTAATTGACAACTTTCTCGAAATAAATGCCCGTAATAATTCTATATCAAAATCTACAATGCGATCAATAAAGATGATTGGAGCGGGATCATCGCCATGGATTCAATTGGCGAGTATTTTAGCGCGTCAAGAAACCATAATTCAAGACAGCCCATAAAAATAGTATGGAGTTTTCTGGTGATGGTGTGAGCGTATATGCGGAGGCAAAAGGTGAATACACCCGTCAACTATCACAGTACCTTACACCAGTTCTACAGAAGTATTTCCTAGATATGATTGAAATTGCTAAAGAACGCGAATCTGACCCAAAGAAACATCTTATTGCCTTTCAGACACTTTTAGAGGGCGTATCAGAGTGGAATGTTGATAAGGTTCAGCGTGAAACACAGGCTATTGCTATCAGCACACAGTGTGACTATCTTGAGGAGCTTCTAACAGCTGTTTTTATCGCTCATACGAAGGTATTATCTGCTATTCGCCTAACAAATAAGAATAAGAAGCTTCAAATTACAATTCCTAAACTCGAGCATTTCCTCCATAGAACTCTCACAGAGTGCTCGCGCCTTCTATGGAGAAACACCTTCCTTTTTGCCAGTTCTGGTTCTGCGTTAGATCGCCAGAAGAACATGTGCCAAATTGAGAATTTGATAAAGGAGGGAGTTCTTCAGGGGGTTCGCTCAATGCTTCCTGTGAAAAGTATCCTGCGTGAATATTTATCGACAGATGATACTGATGCAGAGGAGGAGGAAGAGGAAGAGGAAGAGGATAAGGAGGATGAGAAGGATGAGAAGGATGAGAAGGATGAGAAGAAGTCAAAGATGACGTCCGATCTTCCTACTGGTCCTACAGGCTCCACTGGATCCACAGGCTCCACTGGCCCCGTAGAACCACTTAATCTTTCTACAAATGATATACTGGATGGACCCACAGGACCTACATCTGTAAAAGAGATTGATGTTTTTACATCAAAGCCTCTGCCAGCACCCCAGCCCTCGAGAGCTGCTACACCACAGCCATCAAGACCTACTACACCACAGCCATCAAGACCTACTACGCCTCCGGCGGTACCTCCTGTTATAAATCTAGAGTCTGCGGTTGCATTCGCCACTGCTGATAAGGTGACTGAACCACCTGTAATTGCAAATGAACTTGAGGAGTTTGATATGTCAAATATGGAGGAGTCAACCTCCCTAGATTTTACGGAGTTTGAAGAACTCTAAGATCATCCGCGCAGAATTAGGATTGTTTTTTTCCACTAGGCCACCAGAATGAGTGAAATGAATTCATCTTTATATTGGATTGGTGCGTTACTTTCTGGTGTGTTTATTACATCAGTGAGTGCAGGCGGTATGTGGCTTCTGGAGAATAAGAAGCCGACGGCAAAGACAGTAGGTCGTGATTTTATTCTAGGAGGTATTCTGTTCTTTATTCTTCTACAGCTGGTTCCTGAATCAATGATTACTCTATTAACTGGGTTAGTTGTCATGATGCCTAAGATGTCTGGAGGTGGTGAGACAGAATCTCTGGTTCAAAATACGATCGAGACACTTACTGTATCAAGTGCGAGCGCGCTAGATGAAGTTGAGGTGCGAGTGGGTGTTCCTCGCTTTTAAGGTTTTTGCCATGCTCTTTTTAAAGGGCAAAAAATATATGACTATTCCAAGATGAGTGCTCCCTCAAAATGTCCCTTTGCAAATATACTTGGAATTCCAGGGCAGGGATTTCATGCCGCGCGGCTCTACGGCTATGCATTTAATGATACTATTGGCACAATTGTATTTGCTCTTATAACAGCATTTGTATTTGATATTCCTATATGGAAATCTCTTCTAGTATGGTTCATAACAGGAGAGGTTTTACATTATATATTTGGAGTACAAACTGCAGTTTTAACAACTTTAGGGATAAATGCCTGTCCGTGGGATCATTTGTGATTATTTCTAAAAAGCTCTTTTTGCTGAGCTTTTTTTTAAAAAGCTCTTTTTGCTGAGCTTTTTTTTAAAAAGCTCCTAGCAGAAAAGTGAATAAACTTTCACGCCCTCAGGCACCTCTGATTGCGATATTTGATATGAATCAAATGTCGGATTCATAATCTGTTGTGATGGCACAGCCCCATGAATGGCTGCAGCAATATGCTTATAAAGATCAAACGATGGAAATCGCTCTGAACCATCGGCATTTACAAATATATTCTTACCCTTATCATCAATCATCCACTGCCATATCATATTATAAAGTGGCGATACTGTTTCAAAGACAGTAAGGCCCTCTTCCTTGCTTAGAATACAACCCCCACTCTTAACATTCGGCTTCTTTGGAAACACACCATCAATCATACTCACTGCAAGACGGGAAAGATCAAAGGATGGGTTAGGAAGTACCTCCTTTCTAACCTTCTTAACAAGAGGTGAAAACTCGTACTGTCCCTCTGCATCGTTACCATCCTTGAAATCATCCGAGATAAACATCTGCCCGTTTAGTGTAAAAATTGCTCTACCGAAATCTATAATACGGAAAAGTTTTCCATAAGTTGGAACCTTAAACACTGAGCCTGAATTATTCTTGTAATAGAGATATTCTAGAGTTGTGCTCGACCATACAATATTATTTGTATGGAGATCATTATGAGTAAATCCCAGAAGTGTCTGGATACATGAAAGCGCCGAAATCGTCTGGAATAGCCAGGCAGACCACTTTTGCTCCCATTCAACAGATCCAGGATTTGAACCGACTAGCTCGTAATGATCAAAGAGCATATCCATTGTACCATCATTTTGTTCCGTTAAGATAAGCATTACTGGGTAATTTGGGATATCAGCGTAAATTACATGCTCGTCCTCATCAGTCTCGTCTGAACCCTCAGATGAGGATGAATTTTCAACAATATCGAGGTCATTCATCGAATCTGCCGACTTCAAGGAACCAGAATCATTATCATTAATCTCTTCAAGCGGTAGTTCAATTGAGGAATCAGCGGATGACTCATCAGACTCAGACTCTGATTCCCCTTCTTGCTCAAATTGCTCGAGAATCTCATTCAAGACCTCCTCAGGCACAGGCTCGGCAGGATCCTTCTCATTTACAACATGGAATGTGAAAAGCTTCTTGTTATATCCCTTCCAGAACCATCTTTCATATCGATATGTCTGAAAGTCATCTGATAGATTGTATCTGTAGATGTCAGCTCTGGCACAGAATGAACCATAAAAGGCATTAAAGTGTGGGCTAACATCACTCTCTTGTAGACGTCCTAGAGCGTAGGCTGCAATTGTTTCAATATAGGCCTTGTTTCCTGGATCCTGCAATTTTTCAATTGTCTTAGAGCTTGTCTTATCATTCCAGGGAAGTCCATTTTGCTTAGGAAGTGTATGTTCTCCCTTTATCCACTGAACAGGATCCAATAGGTGTGTAGCCTTCATGAAGGCCTTGCGAATTTCCACGGGAGGCACCTCAGAGTCGGAGACATCTCGATTTGGGATTACCGAAATTAGACAGGGTCCAGAAGTTCCGGAACAATCAATTGAGTAAATTCTCCAGAGTTGATCCAGCCAAATTTCTTCTGAATCTGATTTCCAATTCTTGAGTTTAAAAAGTTTTTTGAGAGTTGGAAAGAATGTTTGAAGATTTTGGTAGCCCTTCACTGATAATAAATCCTTTGATAGTGGGGCAACTCTGAATTTTGGGGTTGGTAAACTAACGCCCCGGAGCATCTTGCTCGTATTTAGAACATTGTAATCCATTGGAGCACGCATTTTGCGGACTTTTTTTTGATTATCTGTATATAGTCAAATGGCACAGACGGCGCATGTAAACTTCAACATCAAAAAGTTTGATATGAAACGGATCCCACAGGATGCAGTAGTGATTTTCATTGGCCGCCGCCGTACAGGAAAGTCGACGCTTGTTCGGGATCTTCTTTTTAATCACCAAGATATGCCTGTAGGAACAGTTATCAGTGGTACAGAGGAATCGAATTCATTCTACGGAAAAATGATTCCCCCGATTTTTATCTATGGCGAATTTCAGCCGGTTATTCTCGATAACTTTGTAAAACGGCAAAAGATGATTACATCAAAGATTGAGAAGGACAAGCAGCAGAATATTCGCTCAAAGCTAGATCCTCGTTCATTTATGATTCTCGATGACTGTATGTATGATGACAGCTGGACTCATGACAAGAATATTCGTTATCTCTTCATGAACGGTCGTCACCAGAAGGTGTTTTTCCTGATTACTATGCAATACCCTCTGGGTATCCAACCCTCTCTCAGAACAAATGTAGATTTTGTTTTTATCCTGCGTGAGCCGTATCTCAGTAATAGAAAGCGTATGTTTGATAACTATGCAGCTGCCTTTCCGAGTTTTGAGTTTTTCTGTCAGATTATGGACCAGTGCACGCAGAACTTTGAGTGCCTTGTTATTGATAATACAAGTTTGAGTGCCAAGCTAGAGGATTGTGTATTTTGGTACAAGGCTGATACGCATCCCGATTTTCGCATTGGGGCTCCTCAATTCTGGCAACATTCAGCCACATACTATCGTGATAAGGATGAGGAGAATATTAATGTGTATGATCCAAATGCTGCTAAGAAACTCAGAGGACCATCGATAAATGTTCGTAAGACTTGAGTACACGGCGGTAATTTCCACATAACACTTAGATGAAGTGGTCTATTATAGTCCTCTTATGTATTGCTATAGTTTTACTGATAGCTGATCGCCTCATAAGAATTCAACCGTATGTTGAGAAGTTGCGCGTTGTAAATGAGTCGTTTCAGATGCCTGCGGTAAATGCGCGTAAATGTGGAGTAAACATGCTACCCTGTATGAATACTACAAAGTGTGGCAATGGATTCTGCATTTCGACAGAGCCTCCTGTAGTAATTGATAAAAATCCACTTCCGGTATTACCTTGATTGGGGGTGGCCCCCAATCAATTTAATAAGGAGTTTCACTCCGTATTACCCTAGCATTTAATCTTTCATTCATACAGAATGAGTATCCCAAAGGGCGCATATAGTTTACTAGGCCTTCTTGTTGTTTTAGTGGTAGTAGTGGCATTTCTCCCTGCCATCCGCAATGCCTTTGCCCCCCTATTTCCAGAGGGTTTCCGTGATCTTGACTGCAAGGGGGTAGTCTGTGAGGAGGGCGAGTTCTGCCAGGATAATGTCTGCCGCCCGGTGAATGCACCTAATACGAATGATGTAGTAGGTTATGGGCTTTAGGCTTAGGCTTAGGCTTAGGCTTTTTAGAAAAAAGCCTACCAAAAAACTAGGCGATTTAAGAAAAATTATATTTTTCATGATGTTAATAACATCTTAAAAAATATACTATAATATCGAGTTTTTGGCAAGCTTTTTTCTAAAAAAGCTTAGTTTTTTGGCAGGCTTTTTAGAAAAAAGCCTAAGGCAGGCTTTTTTCTAAAAAGCCTAAAGTGCAGCTCCCCCCATCTTACGCGCAATGGCAAGATCAGCCGGCCCATCAGCGCCGAACATCGAGTGATAGTCAGCCGTACCCGAAGCATCCGTCACCGCATTCTCAGTACTCTTCAGCTCGACAGTCTTCTTCTTTGACGCCTCACGGTTCTCACGCTCAAAGAGCTCGCGCGCCTCCTCATTCTCCTTGTACTTCTTCATGAGAGTATTGAGCTGCTCCTCAGCATACTCCTGCTCCGGTACATCAGCCGGTGCAGGATCCCACGGTAGCCACTTCCCGACCTCAGCCACGAAGATATTGTGGATGGGATCCGCACGCTGGAGCTTCTTCGAACGGGCGACAGCCTCCTCCTTTGAGTTATACGAGCCACGCACCTTGAGGCCACGAACACTTGTACGGAACTCATTTAGCGTAAAAAATTCCTCCTCAAGCTTCTCCTTATTCGCGAACATGAAGTCATCGTAAAGCTCCTTGAGCTTCGTCTGCGTGAGATCACTCTGCTTCTCCTTGAAATACTTTTGGAGGCTATCCATCACCGTATCTACCCGAACACGGGCATCGCGAAGGGTCTGCGCGGCACCACTGAGATCCTTGGCATCAGCTGCATCGGCCTCCACGTTTAGCTTGTCATTAACACCCTTTACCGTATTCATCAGGTAGGTCTCAAAAGTCTTCACGCGGAAAGAAAGCTCAAATGACTTAAGAAACTTCTCAAAGAAAAAGTTATCCTTATTCGCAAGTACCTTCTCCGGACTTAGAAAACTAAGAAGACAGAACTTCTGACCTGGTACATCCGCATCCTCCATAAGAAAGTCCTCGCGCTCTTGTGCCATTCTGAATTCTCTATAAATGGAAGTTTAAGTGGCTTTGCCTTATAAAAAATCTTAGAACTGAATATATGGACGCCACGTCAGAAATCATTAACCGTGTAGTTAAGTACCTTGTTGAGGGCCTCTTCGTTGCCGTCGCTGCGGTTTTTATCCCCAAGCGCTCGCTCCCTGCTGATGAGATCCTCAGCCTCGGCCTCGTCGCCGCGGCTGTTTTCGCCATCCTTGATGTCGTGAGCCCCAGCATTGGCTCGTCGGCGCGCACGGGTGCTGGTCTAGGACTTGGTGCGAACCTTGTTGGATTCCCTCTTCGTTAAACTGCGCTTTTTAGAAAAAAGGCGCACCAAAAAGAGCTTTTTGGAAAAAAGCTCAGCAAAAACTTTGGTCTTTTTGTAAAAGGCCCCAAAAACTCGAATTTGTTATATATTTTAGGGGATTTTTAATTTCCTAAAATATATAATATTTAAAAGGTTCTCAGATACTTCGCACAAATTGCCAACGCAGATCCTGACAAATTTTTTGCCAGATCTTATCTTGAACATAAAGTTTATCGCGATTTTTCAATAAAGTGAAACATGGCAGATACTCATCAAGCTCAAGAAGCTCACAGAATTTATACAGAACATAAGAATACGAAAGGAAATTATTGCGATCCTTCGGGCAATGAGCCTGAAAAGACGGCTGAATTTCCTTAAACATATAGCGCAACTTCTCCTCAATTTCACGGCTCATCACGGCCCCCGTCTGGCCGTTCAGCCGATTAATTATATGGGGAATATGCTCGTAATATTTATTAAATTTCAGCTTCTTCAGAATTTCCTTAACTTTTGAGGCCTTGAGAGTTCTAAAATCCATAATTCGCTCCTTCTTGAGTTCAACAAGAATTGCATCATACACTTCCTGTGGAATTTCAGTACTTTCCTTCGCTTGAAATTGTGCCAGCCACTCATTAAAATGATTAATACGCTTATAGGCATAATAGCTGATCTCACGCGGCGGATCCTTGTAACTCGGCTTATCAGAATCAATAAGAACAAAATCCTGGTACCCACACTTACAGCATGTAAAAACGGCCTCATTTGCACTAAAAATCATCTCAGTATCGCAATGCGGACAATCACCAAAGGTCTCAAATTCAATCTCATGTGATCCGCGAGCATGCTCTGGATCTATCCGCTGAAGATACTCCTCTAGAAGCTTATCACGGCGAAGCTCCTCTCCCCGCTTCTCCTGTGGAACATGGACGGGTGCCACATAGGCATCATCTGTCTTTGCGGCCTCCTCTAGGGCCGCCATGATGCTACCAGGCTTCGCCTTTGCACTAATGCGCTTGGGAGCAGGATCAATACCCCTCTGAATTTTATCCTGGATATCATAATAATTATATAATATTTCACCGGTATTTAGAAAATAATCATACATTTCAACATTTGACTCAATATTATTAATATTCTTATTAAGTTCAGCCTCTTGTTCTTCAATTGCAGTTAATTCAATTGGATTCTGGCAGTCACCCTTCTTCTGTCTAATAGACGCAATTTCTGCCTTCAAATCATTAATATGATTTGATTTATCTTTTATTTGAGAAATATGATATGTATGAAGAGCATCCAGAGTTGTTCTAGCCTCTGGATTACTTCTTCTAGTTGGTCGTATATTGAAAAAGGCTGCCATTCTATTGTTTACAGGGGTGTCTGTTTAGGTTCATTTAATTCTGCGAATTTTACTTAAAAAACAGTGTCTCCCGGCATACCATTTTTATATTTTTCCATGGTTCCTAAAATTATTTCTAAATCAAGGGTATAACAAAATGACGGGTGGTGGACTTATGCAACTTGTCGCCTATGGCGCCCAGGACGTTTACCTCACGGGTAACCCCCAGATCACTTTCTTCAAGGTCGTGTACCGCCGCCACACGAACTTCGCCATGGAGTCCATTGAGAACCCCTTCAATGGCTCACCTGGCTTCGGTCGCAAGGTCACGTGCACGATCCAGCGCAACGGTGACCTTATCCACCGCATGTACCTCCAGGCCACGCTCCCCTCCGTTTCGCTCCAGTCGACGGACGGCTCGGGCGCCCAGTTCCGCTGGCTCAACTGGGTCGGCCACAACCTTGTCAAGAATGTCGAGATCGAGATCGGCGGCCAGCGCATCGACAAGCACTATGGCAACTGGCTCCACATCTGGAATGAGCTCACGCAGGAGGCTGGCAAGCAGGCCGGCTATGCCAAGATGGTTGGCAATGTGCCCCAGCTAACGAACCTCCTCGTCCAGGGCGGTGAGTCCTGCGACAACTACTGCGCTGCCGGCGAGCCCAACATGAGCCAGGAGCAGCTTGCCTGCGCGCCTGAGTACACGCTCTACATCCCCCTCCAGTTCTGGTTCTGCCGCAACCCTGGTCTTGCGCTCCCCCTCATCGCCCTCCAGTACCACGAGGTCCGCATCAACCTTGAGTTCAACACGATCAACAACCTCTGCTGGGATGTCACGCCCCAGCTCACGACGAACTACCACACGATCCGCGACCGCGTCAACAACGCCAACCTTGTTGCCGCCTCGCTCTATGTTGACTACATCTACCTCGACACGGACGAGCGCCGCAAGTTCGCCCAGGTCTCCCACGAGTACCTCATCGAGACGCTCCAGTTCACGGGCCAGGAGTCGATCACGAGCTCGGCCAACAAGCTCAAGCTCAACTTCAACCACCCTTGCAAGGAGCTTGTGTGGGTCGTCCAGCGCGATTCGTATGTGTCGTGCAATGACGCCGATGTCAACCAGTGGAAGGGCCAGCAGCCCTTCAACTTCTCGGACTGGTGGGACCGCTCGGTGCTCGAGTCGGGCTACTCCGTTACGCGTGTCGAGGGCATGGGCGGCAAGAACCCCGTCGTCACGGCCCTTCTCCAGCTCAACGGCCACGATCGCTTCCAGGTTCGCGAGGGCCGCTACTTCAACGAGGTCCAGCCCTTCCAGCACCACACGAACATCCCCGCCGTCGGCATCAACGTCTACTCGTTCGCTCTCCAGCCCGAGCAGCACCAGCCTTCTGGCACATGCAATCTTTCGCGCATTGATAACACAACGCTCCTCCTCACGGTCTCCAACAACACGGTTGGTGCCACGAACTCGGCGTCCGTGTATGTCTTCGCCACGAACTACAATGTGCTTCGCGTCATGAGCGGCATGGGTGGCCTCGCCTACTCCAACTAAAGTGGTTGATACCTTTGAAAGGGGTACGACTGTTTTATATATTATTATTTTTTAAGAGTTAAATTTAAATAAAAAATATCGCCAAGTACTTAATTTAAGTACTAGCCATTACCATATTCATCTAGTATTACTAGTTGAATATGATATCTAGATGATACCGACAGGCACTTTAGCCCTCTTAGATTAATCTGTCTTATTTTTAATCCTTCTTGTATTATTTACTTCCTCATTTTCAATAGTACCAATTGTATTATTTCCATTATTTCTATTTCTGCGTGTGGCACACTTAGATAGACGACTACAACTTGCCTTTAATAGAACTGATGAAACTCGTAAGGCTATTTTAGTGGCTAAAAGCTTAGGATCAAATTCACCCTTATGTATTATAGTAATCGCCTCATTTAGAGCAACATCAAAGGCCTTCTCAAAACATGACTTTGTTACGGAGATAAAATTATTTTTATTGGGATTACCGCCACATTGAGGAATACTAAGTAGCTCTATAGCCTTTAAGGTCACCTTAGTAGCAAGAAGATCAGGATCCGTACCATTTTCTTTACCCTTACTTAATAATCTTTCTAATTTATCAACAACCTCTGGGGCTGGAGAGGCTCTCATCTATGATCTTTTTAGAAAAAAGCTCAAAGCTCTTTTTCTAAAAGGGTGGAAGTGGCTTCCCAGCATCAATACTAATCAGCCACTTTATCATCTTTGGATTAAATCCCTTTTTCTCATACTGAAGATACAGTTCCAGAGGTGATCCGTCAAAATACTCTATTCTCTCAAAAAGAGTCTGTTTAAACATCTTCTTGATAACAAAAACACCTGCCTTAACGACCTTATTAAGCTTAATCACATAGACCTTCTTTAAAGTATCATCGTGATTCTCAGAAAGGAACTTAACTACTCCAGATATATAGTTAGTATCAATAGGCTCATTTGACGCAATATCACTGCAGTCGAGAATCCACACCCATGGGCCACCGCCAATATCACCTACATGCTTCTTGAAATTTTCCAATTTCGAGCCATCCTTTGTAATATCTTTTGATCTAGATGGTGCTGTGTAGATATATTTTGTATTATCAAATATTCCAATATCCGTAAAGCTATGGAAGTTCGGGTCGATCTTACATTTTAAACATGACATCCTATAGTATATTAATAGCCTATAGTGCCGGCAATTCACGCGCAGTTTCAATTACAACCTCTAGAGGCGTTTCATATGAACTATATTCAACCGCTGCCGTAGTAGGTTTATCAAGACTTAACAGCTCCTGGAGGGCATGAAGACGGCGCCCAATTGGTGAATATGTCATACCGTATTTTCTCGAAATCTGTTTCCATCGCCATTCAAATTGCAGGGCTGCAGTATGATCTGGAAATCCCTTCACATGGCATATACGTTCCCATGTCCGCCCAGAGGTGGCCTTTGCTCCGCCTGACTGTAGACCATTATGTTGTTTCAGGCGACGCTCTAAATCGGGTGTTATTCCAATATATGTCTTCGACGATCCTCCATCAGATGTAGCTAGAAAATAGCATTTCCACGGCTCATTCATATAATAAATAGTATTTATTTATTTAGATGAGGGATAGTACTGAAATTAAGTACATGGCGGTAATATTAAAGTATATAAGATAAATAGGGAGTGCTATGACACTGCGTTATCCGAATAAAACACTAAAAAAACTCAAGCCAGCAAAGTTTGCTATGTGTATTCCATGCCACACAGAGGACTTGAGTTGTATTGATAAATGTTTTCAATCTATCAAGGCCCAGAAGCAAGCTCCTGATCTTATAACAATGTCTGTCTCAAGTTCCACACCTGAAAAAGAGGCTATTTTTAAACAGAAGAGAGCCGAGTATAATCTTCCTATTCACTATACTTTTACTACAGAGTCCTTGCTGCCAGGAGCGAACCGAAATCGCGCTGCTGCAGCAGCTGTAAAACGCGGGGCCAGTCATTTATCCTTTTTTGATTTTGATGATATTATGCACCCGATGCGTTTCAAGGCTATTCGCACGGCCTTTATAAAGAATCCGAAGATGACTGGGCTCGTTCACGGATTTAAGAATGGATTTAAGGCTGATCCAAATATAAATCTGCCAAATGATCCCGTGAAGGGTACTGTATATTTCAATAAAATTCGACCCACATCTGAAAATAATCAGGAAGGAGTTCATTTTAATACAGTATTAGTTGATCCAAACTTTACTAAAAATAATTCAAACAACGGGCAGCTTACCAACGGACACAGTACAGTGAAAAGTAGCTTCTGGAAGCGATATCCTTTTCAAGAGGATTTAAGAACAGGAGAGGATGGATCCTTTGTTTTTAATATTCTTACAAAGGGAACTCTTGGATTTATGACAGATCCTCTTACTTTATATTTACGCTAGAATAGTATGGAAGGTGGAGGTTCGTCAATAAATCTATCAAATATTGGTGACTATCGTAATATAGATGATGTATATACAATTCTAAACTCATCTCTTTTCACTCTTACACTTTCATTATTAGCTACCCGGATTGGAAATCTCGGTGGATTCAGTCTAAATACATATTTTGACATTTTTGGAATCGAGGGAGTTTTATCAAACACAATGTTAATCACTTTAATGTTTCAGATAACGCGCTATTTTTATACGGTACTCTATGCGAACTTTGACAAGTCGTGGTCTCCCTTTGTATTTATCTGCGGGCTTCTTGGAGTGCAGATAGTGCATGATGTTGTTTTTTACTATGGTGTGATTAACTTTTTACCATCTGGAAAGAATGATATGATAGATGTGCTAAAACAGTATTCGAAGGAGAATAGTACGGGTGCAATTGGAGGACATTCTGCAGTATTAATTCTAACGGCACTCGTTGCCATGATAACAAATGATATGGATATGGTTTCTAAATTTGTACTTTTAGGACTTGTTCTCTATAGTCTCCCCTATATTATTTCAATAGTGCATAAGAAGCCTGCACCCCCACCACCGCCGCCGGCGAAAAAGGAGGAGATCCGTGATGTGAGAGGATTTTATTGATCTAATAGTAGAGATGTCTGGGTTAGAGAATTCAACACCAGATCAACAAAATAATGCAGTATTTGAATCTGTTTCTGGATCGCCTATGGGTGATTCGGCTTCGGCTTCAGGTATGTCTGCATCAGCGCCTCTACCGGATGTATCAGCCCCTGTAGAAGATGCGTCGGCATCTCTACAAGATGCCTCTGCAGCTGTAGAGGCCCCAGCGTATGTTGAGAATGCTTCAGCCTCGGCACCAGTAAATACCTCGGCATCTCTTCAACCAAACGAAACTAGCCCAGAGAATACTTATGTTCCTGCTCCAGCTCCTGCTCCTGTTTCAGCTCCAGCTCCCGCTCCTGCTCCCGCGCTTCCAGCTCCCGCGCTTCCAGCTCCAGCACCAGCTCCTCCAGCTCCCGCGCTTCCAGCTCCCGCCCCGCGCTCAGAGGGTAGATCAAACAAACAGCGTCAATCAGATATAAGAGCAAAGGAGTTTCGTTCAAGAATAAATCCAGAATATCTTAGAAAGTTTGAAAATATTCCAATTGCTCTTAGACCCAAGGGATTCCCCGCTACGGCCGCACGCCAAGCGATTGAAATGTCGCCCGAGGAACAGAATGCGTTTGTTAATAATGTTGCAGCTGAGCGCAGAAATGCGATCGAAGTAAAACTCGGAAGAAAGACACGCAAAGTTGATTCAGCAACACTAAAGGATATTGAAAACATACTAAAGATGGCTGAACGCTCTCTTATCTTTAAGGATCCGTCTCACAAGCGTATGATACGCCAGTTTGGAAGAGAGACTCGCAAGATAGCTAGAAATTACACGAGTGAGAATATTAATACACTTGTTAGCCCGACCAGAGCAACTCGTAGAAGTATAAACGCCAATAGAACCCCAGCCGTCGCCAGAACCTTTAGAAATAAGAATAATGTAGTAAGTAGCCTTGAAGGGCGCCTCGCCGAGGACTAAAATTGACTAAGACATCCTATTACTCTGATACTATAATAATGACATATCTAAGAGTAATAAATCCATCTGAACCATGTACTGACATGCCAACCGAGCTGGCATATGAGTACAAGTTTCCTCTAGACCCCTTTCAGCAACACGCTATTAAGGCAATCTCGGCACATGAGAATGTTCTAGTGACTGCAAAGACGGGTTCAGGTAAGACCCTTGTAGGCGAATATCAGATCGCACACTCTTTGAAGGAGGGAAAACGCGTCTTCTATACAACGCCTATCAAATCCCTTTCAAATCAGAAGTTTTATGATTTGAAACAGATGTTTCCAGACCGTGTAGGTATCATGACAGGTGATATCAAGTTCAAGCCAGATGCCGATATTATTATCATGACAACAGAGATTCTTCGCAATCTCCTTTATAAGCGCGGCACTCGTACAGAATCAATTGGTCTCACTGCCAGTCTGTCGCTCGATCGCCTAGGTGCAGTCATTTTCGATGAATGCCATTATATAAATGATCGCGATCGTGGATCCGTCTGGGAAGAGACACTCATCCTCTTGCCACCCACTGTAAATCTTGTAATGCTTTCCGCAACGATTGATGCTCCCTCAGACTTTGCATCATGGCTAGGTGATTTGAAACAGACTCCAATCAATCTGATTTCAACCGAATATCGCATTGTTCCTCTTACACACGGAGTCTACAAGGATAAGGAGTTTCTCTGTATTATGGATGCAAAGGAACGGTTTGATGCCGGCAACTATAAGGGCTGGCTACTCTGGCTAAAGGCTCAGGAGCGCAATGCCGATCAGCATCGAGCCGAGGTTGCCAATCGCCGCGCCGGCGGCTATGATGGTGGCCCAGTTCAGCGCAAGACATCTATGAAATCTTTTCCACATCAGATGAATGCTCTTGTAGGACAGCTAGATGAAAAGGGTCTTCTACCGGCCCTCTTCTTTGTCTTTAGTCGAAAGGACTGTGAGCGCTATGCCAAACTCGTCGAGCACACTCTGATCTCTTCTTCGGATACAGCCTCCGTCAAGCATATTATTGACTTTCATCTTCACCGTTATGGTGAGGAACTACAGCGACTTCCGCAGTATCATACCTTGCGCGCCCTTCTCGAGAAGGGCATTGCCTTTCACCATAGTGGTCTTCTGCCCGTTTTGAAAGAGATTGTCGAGATTCTCTTCGGTAAGGGACTTGTGAAGGTTCTCTTTGCAACGGAGACCTTTGCAGTCGGCATCAATATGCCTACCAAGACGGTTGTCTTTACGGGTTTCAGAAAGTATGATGATGCTATTGAAGGAATGCGCCTTCTGAATACGGATGAATATATTCAGATGGCCGGTCGTGCGGGGCGTCGCGGTAAGGATACAAGCGGCACTGTCATTTACTTACCGGATCGCGATCCAGAGGATCTCGAGGATATGCGCCGCATGATGACAGGCAAGAAATCGACCTTCAAGTCTCACATGTCATTCTATTATGATTTCCTTTTGAAAACTCTACAGGCGGGCAATCTAAACTGGAGAGAGCTTATGCGAGATTCATATTGGTTCAAGCATCATCAGCAAATTATTGGATTCTGTAAGCGGGAGATCGATGATGTATCGAAACAGTTTACAACGATTGGGCTAACAGAGGATGAAATCAAGGCAATGGCTGAGTACGATAAGCTCACACTGCAGATCAAGGAAACTACGAATGCCGCCCGCCGCCAAGCACAGCGTGAACTGGAGGCCTGGAAACAGAAGAAGATCGGTCAGCGCTGGTATAGTGTAGAGAAGGAATTCTGGCCCCGCTATAAGCGACTTGAACTCGAACTCAAAAGTCTCGAGCGAGATTTGGTAGGACTTATGGCACCTGATAGTGATGTTGAACCAGCCTTGACGGTTCTGCGGGAGTTCGGACTCCTTGCAGAGAATTCTCGTTCAAGCCTCACGCCTCTTGGTGTAATGGCTACGGAGATTAATGAGGGGCATCCGATTCTTGAACCGATGTTTTACACATCTGGTGATACTCTAAAGGGTCTTACTACTCCTGAGGATATTCTCACTGTCTTGGCAATCTTTCTAGGAGAGGGAACGACGCCGGCACACATTGATTCTATAAATATTCCTGGAAATGTATCGGCGGCAATTAAGGAGATTATGCGAATGGCAAATAATTGTCGAAGTGTTGAAGACAGGAACAGAGTTCAGGTACCGGCAGGAAAGAGACAATTCTGGGAGATCAATATGGAATGGGTCGAGCCGATCTGGAGATGGCTTCAGGGAGCAGCGCTATCTGAAATCATCCACGATTATGAGTTATTTGAAGGAAACTTTCTGAGAGTTCTTTCGAAGCTTGTAAATATTCTGGAAGAGTGGAGATCACTCGCGATTCTCCAGAATGATACGGATATGCTAAACCTTCTTGTAAATGCAGAACTGAAGGTTAAGTCGGGTCTGGCTACGAATGAAAGTCTCTACTTGCGGTTGTAACGGCTCCGCTTCTGCGACTTCTTCTTGGATCGCTTAGAATTCCGCCGTCTGCGTCGTGAGCCGCCCGTCTGACCGGTCAGGGTCGGCGCACCTGATTTTTCTTTTGCAATAATCGCCTTTAAAAAGTATGCAAAGATGATATGCATAAGTTTATTCAATACCGGATCAAGTGATAGGGCAATTATCGCGGGATTTAGAATTGTCGTCTCAGTTATTTCATTCGCATCCTTGCGTTTCTCCTTCATATTCGGCAGGGGCTCTCCTAGAGAGGTCATGTAGGGTGATGGGTAGTATTTCATATCGGGCATAACTGCTAGAATATCATTAACAAAGGGCGTACTTTCTGATTGTTTTATAGTGATACCCTCAACCTGAATGTATTCAAGATAATAGAAATAGACCTTCTCAAATATACTGGGGATTACAACATAGGATAGAAGTTGCTCGTCCTTTCCAATATATCCAGGTTTACTTATATTATTTGGCTTACGATCATTGCCCTCCTGTATCACGATACTATGCTTTCGTATATAGGCTAGACATTTTCGCCATAGACTACCATCAATCCATTCTGGTATATTACCAAGTGTTGATGTCACAGCAGCATAGCATCCTGTTGTTTTCACACCGGTGTCTGGATGAACATGCCACTGACGTTGATAATTCGGCTGCGATGCAATTAGAATTCTGTAGGGGCTCGGATCAGAGAAAATAGGCTTAATTGCCTGGAGTAGAGTATTCTCCCAGATTGCCATTTTTCTGTAAAGTGGTGGATCTCCATTAAGAATCTTCTCATCTTTTACGAGATTCTCAAAAAGTGTATCTGCGTCACGCACAAACACGGGAATTGTAGGGAAATCATGAAGAGCCTTCATTCTGAGCGCACGAATTACGGCATTATCAATTGTTTTATTATCACCCTTTGAACCGACTGCATATTCGGGCCAATCTATAACGGCAAAAATCACATTTGGATGGGCTGCAATTTCGGCCCATTCCCTATTATGTTTTTGAATACGTAAATTATTCTCATTTGAATTCTTAAAAACAGGGTTCTCAATACTGTGTTGATCGATATATATAATTAGACACCAACCGGCAAATTCAGGCTGTTCGGTTATCCGTAGATATTGAAGAAGACCTGTTTTATAAACATCTGTTTTCACCCAGGGCGAATCCTGCCCCTTATAGTCGGTGCATGTTAGACAGTCAGTTTCACGAAAATAATAGGCTGAACTGAATACACCTACAGGGCTGGCACCTTTTATTTTATATGTGATGGAACCTTTTGATTGATCATCAGGATCTATATATTTTACGGACTCTGACATCCCTACCTAGTTGTACCCGGTATTTTTTATAGAGTCAATATAGCAATGAGCGAGGACGGAGAACAAAACAAACAGGACGGGGGAGCATCGACACAGCCCTTAAAGGATTTAACCTACAATTCTCATTTGGAACATTTAATTTCTTCCGAGGCCGAGAAGGCACTTGTACTTTTCTGGCTACACGATCAGGCCGAGAAGCGATTTTCCAAATTCAGTACATGTATTACAATTCCTGTAATTGTCCTTAGTACTCTGGCTGGAACGGCTTCAATTGGGTCCCAGACACTTTTCGGTGGTGGACCGGCTGCCTCAATTGGAATTGGAGTAATTAGTATTAGTGTAGGAATTATGAATACAGTTTCGAGTTATTTCGGCTGGGCGAAACGGGCCGAGGGTCACAGAATTTCAGCCGTGAATTACTCGAAATTGCATCGGTGGATTTCAATTGAATTGGCACTCCCACGCGACCAGCGCGTACCGGCGAAACATTTTCTAAAGGATATTCGCTCCCAGATTGACCGTTTTAATGAGACATCGCCCTCAATTCCTCCCGAGGTAATTGATCTTTTTACTGTGAAAATGAAGAATATTAAGGATGATGTTGCAATACCAGAAGTCTGTAATAATATTAAGGCAGTTGATGTCTATCCTGAGGAAGAGGAGAAGGTTGTTGTCTTAGATACACCTGCCTCTCCTTCACCAGTTAATGTCATTTTTACAGAGGGCAATAAGGTTGTCAGCCCCCCTATGCCGTGGCGTGGAGGTGCACCACCACCTGTAGGCGCGACAGGGCCGATTAAAATTACGATCTAACAATGGGCCCTCGGTCACGAAAATTTGAATATTTAGAGCTCATTTCATACAATAGAAATGAGCCCTGAATATGAAAATCTTATAAATAGTATGACAATTCTGTATATTACAGTAGTCTGGGTTTTCATTATGACTGTTATGTATGGTTTTGGATGTACTCCAACTCATAGATATTATAGCCTTATTCGGGATGGGATTCATATACGAATCCGATCAGAGTCATCTGAGATTTAGATACCGCCAGACACATTTAGAATAAATCCAGTTGTAGCGAAAAGTCAGTTGTAGTATTATTTCCTGTTACACCTGAAACAAATACATGTAGTTTATCTCCACTATTTAGATTTTGAGAAGAGTTATAAAATGATTTAGCAGTATCGGTTGCTCCAAAAGTAACTGTAAATAATGTGCTAGTTATAGTTCCACCTACTGGCGTGTATTCAACAAGAACAGTTAGACTATTACCAGCTCCTGGCGCAGTCGCAAGGGCTGCACTTAATCCTGATAAAATAGTTGGCTGTTGTATACGATAGAAAGCAGGTGGTGTTGACGAATCTGGAAAATTATTATTAGATACAGCCTGTGTTCCAGGCCATAAATAACCATCTGTAAGATTTTTAAGGGCACCCTTCAAGCCGTAGAAAAGTGTGGTTGGATAGATATAAGTCGAAAATCCTTTTCCACCTGCCGATTTTGTCACAAGATCTACACCAGGGCCGAGCTGAATACCTGCTGAAGCAAGATAGGTAGGATTTATGATGGTTGCTGGATTAGTCTGAAGAATATCTGAGGCCGTGTAGGATTGCCCTGCAGTAGGTGTAACCGTTCCCACTGTGGTCGCGCGTAACTGTATGGAGCCTGTATTGGATGAGTCTTCCGTTTCTACACCCACATAGGAGCCGGTTGATGCTGTGGATGTCGGCTGGGCCACATAGATATTCATATCGCGTGTAGATATTATATTTGTTCCGCTGACTAAGACGCCTCTCTTAGCGCCACCGCCATTTGAATACACATTAATCGTAGAGCCCTTGAGAGAATTAAATGAGAAGGAGGCCGATCCAAGAGTTCCTGTGCCGCTCGCTTCTACGCCTGTCACCACACTTGTGCCACCGGATGAGGCTAGCGAATTATCAACAGTAACAATACACACACGCAGCTTCGCAGTAACCGTGGTAGTTCCACCGAAGACGATACCCTTTAGAGTATAATGTCCTGCAGAAGTGAGTTTTAGCGTTAGATCTTCCACACGGGTATTTGCACCCATAATTAAAAGTGTTGTATCGGCGGTAACACCGAGCATCTGTATCGTGGTCGTTTGAATGTTTTGGCCGCGAAGAGCAATTCCTGCAGGGAGAGTGATACCCGCGCTTAGATTATAGGTACCAGGGTGAACCCAGATGGTGGTTCCTGAGGTTGCGGCGGCTACGGCGGCATTGACTGTAAGATAGGGTGAGCCACCAATAGAG